AATTTTATTGCGAGAGACAATGACGGTTGTGTGTTTTTGTATAGAAATATACCATGGAAAGACGAACTTTCTTGGGATTACAGTGGCAAATTTATAATGGCGTTTGCTGAATTGTTTAAATTTGTTCAATGGAAAGATGAAGAATCATGGGAAATTGATGCAATATTAAATAATTGTGAGGTAATGAAAGATGAATAGAAGAGAATATGAAGAAATTAGCAAATTGCTAACTCCACAAAAACCAAAAACTGTTTGGGATTTAAAAGATGGCGATAAATGTTTTAAAGTACATTGTAATGGCGCAATAGAAGCGCATAATTGGAATAAAAACGATGACAACTTAAACAAATGTAGAGAATTAGGTTTTATTTTCTTAACCAAAGAAGAAGCCGAATTTGAAGTTGAGCGAAGAAAGTGTGAAGTAATTATGCTTAAACATGGAACTCGTGATACCGTACCAGAGAATCTTGAACACGTATATAAGTGGACTATTGGTATCGATAACAAAAACAAGGCAACACACAGTAATTTTATATGGAGAGTCGCTTCTAGTGGAACAATTTGGTTTGCCACAAAAGAACTTGTACACAAGACAATAGAAGAAATAGGCGAAGATAGATTAAAAAAATATGTTCTCAAGGTTTAGGAGGTAATGAAAGATGAATAAAAAAGAATACGAAGAAAGAATAGCAAAACTAGAAAAAGAATTAGATGAATTAAAGAAAATGGAAATTAAAGATGATGAGTTTCCAAAACACGGACAAGCCTATTGGTTTGCTGATGTAGATGGGCATGTTGTTTGTGATTATTGGGGTGCTTACGCAATTGATAAGTGTCGCAAAGATTTTTTAAGAATTTTCAAAACAAAAAAAGAATGTGAACGTTATTCAGAAATTCAAAAAGCATTTAAAGAGGAATCTGGAAAATTTAAGCCAAATTGGAAAAATCGTGCTGAAGCTAAATATTATTTCTTTTACGATTATGATAGAGATAGTATTGAGATTACTTTGGCGTGGAGTAAACAAGCAGCAACTTTATTTTTCGAAAGTGAAGAAGTATTAAAAGAATTGATAGAGCGTTTTGGAGAAGAAGATATTAAAAAATATTATTTTGGAATAGAGGACTAGAAGATGGTAACAAGACAAGAATTGTTAAAATACGCTGATACATTATATGAGTTAAAAGATAGTGAATTTGTTAAAGCGTATCTTAAAGCACAACACGAAGTTGTAACATATTTTCATTCTCAAGAAGAAAATGTTGTGAAGTCGTTAGAGTATTATAAATCCTCTAAAAAATATGACTATTATATACAATTGCCATATGAAAATTTTGAAATATTGGAAAATGGTAAATATGGATTTAAACAACATGGTTTTAGTTATTGTGGCAAAGGCATTGGTGAATATAAAGGTTGGAGTTTGAGCGGTTGTTGTTCATTGTGCAATTTTACCAAAGAAAAGATAAAAGATATAATAGACAAAAGTATTAAAAGAGATAATGAGGAGGTAATTGAAAATGATAAAAAAGAAAGTTAATCCAGCGAACATATTAATTAGTTCGTTTGAAATGGAAGAGTTATTAGTTATTGACAAATTTAATAATGAAGTAATTAAAAATAATGAACTACTTTTGGATAAGCTATATTTTTCTTTAGAAGAGGTGTTAGACGGTTTAAATAAAGACGGACATTATTTAATTATTGTTGAAAGTCCGTTACACGGTGAAATTTATCGATATAACAATGATGGTAAACAAGAAGTGTATTTGATTTGAAAAATGTGCGAATACGCATGAAAGGAGAGAAAACAATGAAAGTAATAGTTGAAACAACTTCTTTTACAGAAGAAATAGTTTTTAGAGATATTGTAAGAATTGAAGATAAGGAAGAATGGATTGTGTTAAATGATAAAAATGGTCGGTGTTTACCAATGCCAAAACAAGGCATTGAAAATATAAAAGTTTTAGATATTTTAACAAATAAGGAGGATTAAATAATGCCTAAGTATAGAAAGAAACCAATGGTCGTAGAAGCGTTTCGATATGATGGTGATTTAATAGACATTAATGGTAACTATTATATTCCCGATTGGGCGATAGAAGCCTTTGAAAAAGATGTATTATTTTATGATGAGCATAATGACCATCCATTTGAATTATTTATTAAAACATTAGAAGGTATCAATCATGTTAGCGTTGGCGATTATATCGTTAAAGGTACACAAGGAGAATTATACCCATGTAAGCCTGATATTTTCGAACAAGTCTATGAAGAGATTGACAATGTTGAAGCTCAAGAAGAAAAGAAAACTTATTTAAGCGAATATCTTAAAAAACACAATTGTTCTTACCAGGAATTTATGGAGCAACAAGAAATGTATGATGGTTTTTGCCCTGTAGGGCTAGAAGAAGCTCCATGCCCTATTGAATTGGATTGCATGGGGTGTTGGAACCAAGAAGTGAAAGGAGAATAATATGGAAGATTTTGTGTTTAGAGATGGCGATGAATTTTTTAAATTATCTTTTTTAAAAAGATTTTTAATTGGAACAAATGGAATTATTGCTGGTGGTTGTTTTAAAAATATTTTTAACGGAGAACGTGTCAAAGATATAGATGTGTTCTTTAGAAATAAAAGAGACTTTACTGATGCTAATAAAAAGTATCAAGATGATGCTAACTTTACCTTAGCTTATAAGAATGAAAATGTTATTGCCTATAAAGAAAATGATAGTGGAATTGTTGTTGAACTATGTAAAAAGACATTCGGACAACCAAAATGGTTGTTAAATAACTTCGATTTTAGTATCACTAAGTTTTGCTATTACTATGAAACTGATAGCTATATTGATGAAGATGGTGAGAGTATATTAATTTATGATTATTATGTTTGTCATCACCCAAAATTCTTTGAGCATTTATTAGAAAAGAAATTAGTGTTAGACAACTCAAATTTATTATATCCATTTGGTACATTTGAACGCTCTTATAGATATAGAGCATATGGTTACGGATTATGCAAAGAAAGTAAAATTCATCTAATCAACGCTATTAGGAAAGCCTATGAGTTTAACGAAGACGATTTGTCTTTGAGTATTTACAATGGCATTGATTAGTGTTATAATATCATTGTAAGAGAAAGGAGAAGTGGTTATGAAAGAAAAAGAGCAATTAAAACTAGAAACAGAGTTAATTCTTTTATTAGATAAATTATGTCCTGATTGTATATTATATAAAGGTATTAGTGAAAAATATGTAACAGCAAATGCGATATTTAAGGGTGGCTTTGCATTAGGTCGTATCGTTGATTGTAACCATATTTATAAAGCAATCGAAGAGAGTGGAAAGAATTTTTTATCGCCTATAGAAGCATTTAAAATATTTGTGGCTAAGGGGTGGACTGATTATGATGAGTAAAGAAGAGATAGAATTATTAGAAAACACTGATGAAGTGGAATTTATTAATTTAGAACAATTGGCGAGAGCCTATGTTGAAAGTGCGACAAGAGGATATAATTCTCACGACATGGAATTCAAAGAAAATTACATTGCAATTAGCTCTCCAAGTCCACAAAGCGGTTATTATGGTTATCATAAAACTCTTGTATATGAAGTTTATGATTATAAAGAATTCTTTCAAGAAGAATTGCCACTATTGTTTGGAGATGTTTTAAATTTTTCAATGGATAAAGGTTACAATGAAGCAATTTCAAATATGGTTGAGAAAGTTGAAGGAATGAAACGATTATGACAAAAGAAGAATATTTGACGCATTTAGATTATGGAATAAAGACTTGTCCTGCTATTTATGATGCGTTTAAGAAGTTAATCGAAGAACATTTTGAATTGATTGATAGATGTAATTATTTAGAAATGACTATTCATTCGTTGGATTGCGAATTAGGTGATGCTTATAATCCCAAGTATTGTAAATTCGAAGAGTTAAAGCCTAATGTGTGGGTTTATGACAATGTGGCAAAAGAATGTTTATACGTTGTTAGACCTTTCATAACCACAGGCGTTAGGGTTAAATATTTTACTTGTTTAGAAATTTTGGGGTTAGAAAAAGTAGCAAAATTAAATATTAAATTCGAAGAAAATCGTTTTTCTTTCATCAAAAATGACTTGAGGATTTAGGGAGTATTATAATGAATGAAAAAGTAATAGTTGCTTGGAATTGTATTAAGTCATTAAAACATTATCCAATAATGTGTTCTAAAGATGAAGAGCAAGACGAATTTGAAAGTATTCCATTTGATGAATTATTTAAAGACCAAATTGAAATAATTGATAACTATATAGATTCCATAAACAAGGGCAAGGAGGAGAAAAATATTGAACAAAGAAGAATATAAAGAGGCATTTACATTAATAGATTTATTTGCAAATAGAGGTTGCGATGAAACTGATTGTTGTAATTGTATTGCTTGTAACGAAAAATCAAATCAACAACATGGATGCAAATTAGACTTGGCACTAGATATGTTTGAAAATTTAATTGATGATTATTTTAAACTTAAAGAAAAATACTCTAAGATTTTAGACGATGTCCACGACTATCGTTTTGAGACACATTGTATGAAAATGACAATGAGAAATTTGTGTGAACATTTTGGAGTTAAAAATGAAAAGGAGTTGCAAAATATTTATTTAAACAAACCATACAAACTCGAAGACTTAAAAGAAGGTATGCGAGTTTATGATATCAAATATGATGAATTTTGTAAGATAGATTTTATCGCTGGAATATATATACATCGTAGTTATAGTGATGGAACTATATCAGATAGTCCATTTGAAGAAAATCGCTTCTTTTCAACACAATGCAACTTGAGCCATTGTATTCGTGAGGTAGCTTAAAATGGCTATTAACTACGAATTATTAATTCGACTATGCCACGATTCAAATATCCCCATTCGTAAAGCAAAATCAAACGAAGAACCTGGGGTTTATGTATCTGATGGTAATGGCGGTACGACAAAAATTCAATCTAAAGACCTAATCATTGTCGATGATAACGATGAAGATTATATCGATGATAAAAAGGGATATGAAGAAGACATAGAATTAATTTCACACATTGTTACAAAAAATTGTCGCAAGAAACATTGTCAAGATTGCTATTACAATGGAGAAAGTATGTATATAGAAGAATATGATGATTGTAAATTACTTATCGCAATAAACAATATAACTAATTTAATTAATGAACACTTTGGACTTGATGAATAGGAGGGATAAAATGGATAAAGAAGTTGTTTTATTAGCATGGGAGCATATTAAAACTCTAAGAGGGTCAAATCTTGGTGATTACTATTGCCAATTTATTCATAGCGGTATTGAATTTGACAAAGATGCTATAATCATTGAAAATATGATTAATGATTATTTTAATTTAAAAGATAATATGAACGTTAATATAAAAACACTGGAAGAAAAATATAAAAAATCATTAAAACATTTAGAAACGCTCGATTGCCAACTTAATGATAATGACGTTTGCAAATATATTGATATGGTAGAGTGGGATGAGTTGATTAGTTACGAAGTAGACTTTGAAGGAAGTAACAATTAAATGGCACAAAACAAAGGAAAAGAAGGAAAGAAGTTCGAAGAGGACTTTAAGGATAGTGTTAATCGAGAAAGGTATTGGGTTCATAGACCCCCTGATACTAGTAATTCTTATAGTGGCGGAGCAACGTCACGATTTACAAATACATCGCTATGTGATTATGTAGTTTATGATAGCATCGATAAAGAACTTTATCTCAACGAATTAAAATCAACCAAAAGTACAAGCGTTCCTTTTGCTACTCGTGACCTACAAGAGCAACTGGAGCAGTTAGAGAGCGATTTAATGTGTTTTAGAGCAACGATAAAGGGCAAGCAAAACGACGCTCAAAAGTCCTTTATTGAGGCTCTAAGAGATAACATTAAATTAGTCAAAAAGAATGGTAATTCTAAGAGTATTAAATTACACCAAATCGTTAATATGTATAATGATTGCAAACAATATAATATAATTGGCTATATTATTATTAATTTTAGAAAAACAAACCACACCTACAAAGTGAATATTGTTGATTTTGTAGAAAAGTTTTGGAATATTACTGATAAAAAATCTATTAACGAACAAGATTGCATGGACTTAGGAACTATTATTCCACAAAGAACAAAAGGAACCAGAAGTTCAAGATGGACTTATGATATATATCGTTAATATATGACTATGACATAAAAAAAGAGAACTATGATTAAGTTCTCTTTTTGATTTAATATTAAGGCAATTCAATATACCCAACAATAATTGTATTTGGTTGATTTGGAACACAACCATAAGTTTTTATAGTTATAGCTCCATTGTTAATCATAAAGCTATTTACGTTTCTATATCCATTTTGTGAATAGTTAGTTCCGCCATCGCTATTCAAAATAGCACAATGAATATACATAATTCTAACTTTTCGCCAATTAGATACACCCCAATTAGACACATCTATCTCCACTTCAGCTTCATTCGCTCCACTAGCTTCGGCAACTGTTGGAGTAAATTGTGCTGTAACTTCTTTTATTTGAGGAGTATCACTCAAATAAGCTATTTGATGTTGTGTTAAACTTCCATATTCAATAACGACAGGTCGACTGTAACTTTCAATTTGCGTTGGTGCGTTAGCATCACCGATAATATTAGTGACTTCATAATCGCTAGTGCTGTTTCGAATAGAACGAAGCATATTGCGAACTTGACCGTTACCCATGTTTTTGATATAAAAGTCAGGTGCATTGTTGTTACATTCCATTGATATTCCGTCATAACCTACATAGAAGTTACTACCATTATTGCTATCTGGGAATTTAATTCTTGAATTGTTAGACATAGTACCACCGCTTAGTGACAACTTCTCATTTAATTGTTTTGCGTATGCAATAGCTCCTAAATTAACACCGCCGACTTCAACAATTGGTGTCTCATCGCTTATTAGCTTCATATTAAGCAATGTATTACCAATATTTAACTCATTAATATTATTGGTATTTAACACATCATTTTGTGTGCCAACATCGTCTTTAATTTTAATCCCAAGACCATTGTTGAAAACAATATCGCCTTTCATTGTTCCACCATTTAAAGAAAGATAGTTACTTATAACTTTATTGATTGACTTTTTAATAAAGTCCTTTAATTCTTTGAATTTAATAATCTTTGTATCACTAACAACCATTTGCTTTATCCAAATAATTCTGTAATAGCTTCATCAATATCGCTTTCAGTAACATATTCAAATGTAGGAACTGTTTGTGGTGGAGCATAACCTAACGCATTAACGACATCATTTTTAGTAATATCTCCCCAACTAGCACTTCCTGCAGTTGCTCCAGCTTTTAAGAATTTTCCATTATTGGTTGTTCCTGTCGCTGGAACGTGTTTATTACCATCACTTGTTGGGTGTGTGTAGATTGTATCCGTAAATTTAGCATCTGCAGGAACATCTATTCCAACACTATGACCATTTACAGTATCTGCATTGGTAGCTTTAGGAACTTTTGTAGTACCTGCAATAATAGCATTTACTTTATCCGTTGTATTCTTACCTTTATCGCCAGCATAAGCAGTACTTGAAGTTTCACCCAATGCCAACGATGGGCTAATTTCAATATAAGCAGTGCCCCCCCATCTGTAAGCGAGGTTAGTTGTTTTGTCAACATAAATTTTTCCAGTCTCGCCACTTGATGGGAAATTAGCTTTGGCATCGTACTCTAAAACATCGTCTACATAGCTAGGCAATTGTGAACTAGGCACTTTGCTAGTTGCATCTAATGAAGCAACACCGTTCGCAACGCCAACTTTACTAGATTGTAACGCTCCATCTACCTTAATTTTGTATTCATTAGTAAAATCATTTGTAGATAATTGTTTCCCATCTACCTTATCTACTTTTTCACCAATAGAGATGTCATTTTTAGCTTTAATCTTAGCTTCAAAACTTTTAAGCTCTCCCCACTTAATTAATTTTTCATCATTTACAGCCATACAAACCCCTCCTTATTTATTGTAAATGTTATCGACTGTTTCTTGTATTTCTGGTTCACTAGCTGTTGTAACCGTTGGCATTAAGTTTGGTGTAATAAATGAACTTCCGCCACTAGTAATTTTTAGCTTATAAACCGTATCGCTTTGCTCTGCTACTTCAATAGTAGGAGCTGTTGGAATATCATCTAAAGTAGCCACCTCTTTAATCGCATCACCATTATTCCATGATGGTCTTTGAGATGATTGTAACATTAATGGTCTAGTTGTTCCACCAACGTTTATATTAACTCCATTGGCTACACCGACTAACGGTATTAATTCTCCTTCGGTTGATTTGCCATATAACATACCAGTATTAAAAGTAATATTACCTGTCATTTCTCCCCCAGTCAACGGAAGATAATTGCCAGAACCACTACTATTAATATCGCTTAAATATGCAAGTTCTTGTTGCCCTCCTGTAGTATTAACTTTAGGTCTAGTTGAGGTACTAAATTGTAATGGAACAGTTCCCTCTCCAACAATTAAATTATTCGCATTATTAAGCATTAATATTCTCTTTGTTTGACCGCTTGTAGTTGTACCATAAACACCAACATTGTTGTTAAATGTTTCATTGCCAGCCATCGTTCCACCTGCCAATGGCAAGTAATCACTACCCATACTTGTAATGTCTGACAATAACGCCATGTATTCTACTTTATCACCAACTTTTACCTCTGGTCTAGTATTGCCACGAAGATGTAGTTTATTTGTATCAGAACCAATTATAATAGTATTATTTTCATTTAATATTGCGATACCAACATTACTTCCATCGGTGCTAATTCCATACAATTGAGTATTGTTTGATAATCCAATTGCACCCGTCATGTATCCACCAGTTTTGGCTAAGAATAAATTATCAGTTTGGGTTTTATTGTAATAATCATTAAGAACCAAATTACTATCGCCAGCTAATACAAATATCTTATTTACATCATCCCATAAGAATATAGCATATACGTTCTCGACATTATCTTTAACAAAATATAATACATTTGTCTCTCCGCTTTGTGGCAATGTCTCTACAATACTAATACTAGCCTTTGGAATAACATCGCTTAGATAGGCTATTTGTTGAGTTGTTCCATCAACATGAAGATAAGGTCTATGCTCACTATATAAATGAGTAATGACATCTTCGCTACCTAATATAAATCTATCCTCGTTGCTTAAACATACCATGTTTTTTGGAACACCAGCAACAGTTTGACCATTAATGTTTAAGTTATTTTTAAACGTAACATTACCAGACATAGTACCGCCAGATAGAGGAAGATAATCTCCACCGACGCCACCACCGTTACCGCCTAACTTCTTAATTAAAGAAATAACGATAGGCAAACCTATGCCACCATTTTCTTTATCATTCATATAATCACCTCTTCTCTTATGCTTGATGAATAATTAGATTAACTACATATGGGTTGTCTACACCTATGCTAATAGATGGGTCTGGTACAATATAACAATGCTTAAAAGCATTATATCCCATGCTATCATAAGTTCCATAAACCAAATCGCAAAATGAATCAACATCATTGATAAATCCAATTTGACCTTGACCTTGTGTTTCTACAATCACTTGTAATCTTGCTAATACTCCATCTTTTTGTATATTAATTCCATAAGTAGAATTATATAAATTAACAACTTCAGGATATTCAAATAAATCCCAACCATTTACACCTAATTCGTTTATCTCGCTTGGCGATGTAGAAAACGAAATTCTAAATGAGTCTGCTTTCATAATTTATCCTCCTTATTCTTGATATGCCTCTATTTTCATCATTTTAAAAACATCTTGTTGTGTTAATTGTTTTCTTTCTTGTTCGCTTAACGAATCAAGATAATCTTTTATTTCTTCCATGTTTGTAACCTTTATACCAATGGTTACTTTTTGGCGCTTATTTTCCTTATCCGTATGAGCACCTCCTTATTTATTAGTTATTCTAATCAATACCTTTAATCTACCATTATATGGAGTTATAATCGAAGTGACATCAACAAATCCCTCTACTGCATCTCCTGTACTACATTTACTTACATAATCAGCAAATATAAACGTTATATAATCGTAAGATGATTTTACAACGCTTAACAAATCACCATTACTAAAGCTCATTACCCCATTAGCATCAATCCAAGAATATCCAACTACTTCAAATGTTTGTTTAGAAATATCTAATACACTCGCTGGTATTTTATAACTAAATTGAATACCGCAATTAGCTTCGCTATACACATGGTTTGGGTAAAGAACATACTCCAAGGAAACATATTTGTAATTTTGAATATCATTGTAATGAGATACAATTTCATCAAACAAAGTATCATTACTTGTTTCCATTTGCGTCATGCTAATATTTGTGCTAGTAGAAACTTGTTTTTGCTTGCTTGATAATTGTGATATATTCTCATTTAGTGAAGAAAACGTTTCATCTATACGTGGTTGTATATTATTCATATCATTTGCTGTAAGCATAAAACCATTGTTCCCACCATATTTTTCAATTAACAAGTTATACAAACCAGTACCACCTTTATTATTAATGTTTATATTTTGTGAATCACTTGTCTTATAGGTAATGCCACTAGTCGGAGAAGTCCATTGTACTTGTCCTGTATCAGTTCTTTTTAAATCTTGTATTAATTCACTAATTTTTACAGCTTCTCCGCTTTTGTTGTTAACATTAGGATAACTGCCACCACTATCAATTGGAAGATTTATTTTTTCATTAAGCGACATTATTAGTACCTCCTATTCTCCTATACCAATAAGTGATTCTAGCCATCGTTCCTTGTGGCGGTTGTGGTGTACTATATATAGAAAAATCAAAATAAACATAACAATTTATTTTTTTTGTATCATTTTTGATTGTTGCTGCATACCCCAATGTTCCAAGACCAGAAGTCCAAAACTCTTCATCGGGATATAAGAGTTCAAAGTGAGATACAAACAAATTGTTCGCATCGGCATCACTTGGTATTGTGAAGCTAACACTCAAAAACGAGTCGTTAGTTTTCAACAACTCTCCCTCTTGTCTTATGCTAACCATTGTAGCTAGGTTATTAATCTTAACCAAGTAATCATTTGCTTGTCTATTTTGCTCGTTAATATTAGCCACTCTACTATCTATGCTAGTTACTACTTTGTTGTGTTCGTTGGATATTTTGTTTATCTCATTAGTACAATTAGTTTGATTTTCAATTATCGAATCTTTGATTTTATTATAATCATCTGCTGTCAAAATAAAACCATTATCCCCACCGTAAATTTCTAACAACAAATTATATAATCCAGTTTCTCCTTTATTATAAACATTTGGATTTTGTTCGCTCGATGCAGTTCTATACAATATTCCACTGGTTGGAGATTCCCAACTAATTTGACCTACATTACTTCTATTTGTTTTATACATCAATTCATTAATTTTATTATATTCTCCAACTAGATTGTTTTCTGTTGGGAATACTCCCGTAGTAGCCATAGGCAAATCTATTTTTGTGTTTATTTTCATAATACTCCTCCTTTCTATGCTTGTTTTTGGAATTGCAATACCATATATACATATCCAACAAGATAAAAGTTATCACTTCCAATTGGTTGTATAGAGTTTTCCAACCTACCATCTTGAATTGTTTGGAATGTCACATCAATATAGGTTTTAGATAGTTTAGAAACTTGTATTTTCGGTCTATAAGCACCAACCTTGTAAGTATAACTATCTTCGCCAACCTTAAAAGCTGGCGCAAATAATATTCCATCTTTTCCATATCTATTTAAATTAATTTGTGTACTACTTTGCATAAAAAATCTAAAATCTAAAATTTCAGCATCCTTAGAATAATAGTTAGGATATTGACTACCCCAATCAAATCGCACACTGCTAGAACTTGGCGTCGCTCTTAATATTAATACATCTTTATCAATGTATGTTATTAACTTTGCTAAAGTTTGAGCGTTATTGTTTTGAGTATTTTTTAATGATTGTATTTGTTGTGCTACAACGCTTGGATAATTGTTTATTGTATCATACGTTGCATCGATATTACTTTGAACCACCAAAGAAACGCTTGACAACTCTTTTTCGATATTGTTATAATCATCTGGAGTGATAATAAAACCATTATCTCCACCATATAATCTAATCAATAAGTTATAAAGACCAGTTTCTCCTTTATTATAAATATTAGCAATATTTAGATAATCAGCAGTTCTATAAATAGTTCCACTTGTTTCGCTAGTGTAGGACACTTGTCCTGTATTTGACCTATTGGTCTTTTTTGCTAATGCGCTTATTTTTAATAATTCATCGGTTTTATTATTGGCGTTAGGAACACCACCAACAGTAGAACATGGAGTATTAATTTTAGTAAATAAAGCCATAACAATTCCTCCTTTTTCTTCTTAATATATGTATAAGAGTACAAATTAATGTACCCTTAGTTAATCCTTCTCTTCTAATTTTCTAATACGCTCTTCGTGGTCATCAATTGTTTTATTAATATTTTTTAAATTGTTATTAATGACATCAATTTCACGAATAATTTTCGTAAAACTTTCTCGTTGCTTTTTTAATTCTTCATTAATAGTGTTAATAGTTGTTGATATACCATCTAGCTTAACATCTAATTTTACTATTTCTCTTTGACTAGTTAAAGCATTGGCAACCTTAGATTCCACATCCTCTTTACTCTCTTTGCTTCTTGATTTGTTGTAAACAACAATAGATATTACAACTCCAATTAAGGCTATTAATAGGTTAATATCAAGAGCGGTGTCACCGCTAATATTTCCAGACGATAGTGTCGTTCCAACTTTATCATAAATTATTTCATTAAACATTTCTTATAACCTCCTCTTGAGGTTATGCTCACTTTGCATTTATTATTATTCATTCTTTTTCTCCCACATAAATTTTAATGACACTATTTTGTTCTTTGCCAAAAGTTTGTCACTATTGCTGGGGGGATGTTTTCACTATCACCAGCACCAGCCATATGCATACTACCAACGCTACCGTTCCAATTAACATTTTTGTCTTGGTAAATTCTGAAAGGATAGTTTCCTTGAGCAGGCGATGTTGATGCGCCATCGTTAACGCCATCCCAACCATGTCTATGTTGTGCCAACCATTTGCTACCCATTCGTGTTCCACCTGACTTATTGAAATTTACCTTTTGGTTCGATTCGCTATCATTAGGGTCACGACCAACTTGAAAAACCCCTGCAATCCTAATCCAAGTAGTTCCCTCGAAAGCCACATTGGGGTCAAAGTCATCATTTATATTAGATATAATAATACCCAATGGAAATACGATATCATAAATATCTTTTGCTCTAAACATAGTTAGTGGTTCATTTAACTCTAACCACCCTTGACTAATATTATCTACTTGATAATTTAAATAAACCTTTTGACCCTTTTGTAATGCGACACCACTTCTATTTGGATAATAATAAACAGAAGGAGTGTCTGGGTCAGTAGGGAAAATAATACTAGCTGTATTATCAATACCATTATAATCGTGAACTGTTACTGCCTTTCGAGATACCAAATGACTAGACCTAATCTTATCATTTATTTGTTTCTTTACCGTAGTGTTAACAAATGACTCTAAATAAGCTATTGCTTGTCTATTTTCCATATTATACACACTCCTTTCTTTTATAAATAGTTTCTAGCTTTGACAACATCTAATGACATACCGCCATTGCTTCCAATATCAAAACTAATTCCATTGATTAAAAATCTTTCGTTGTCACAATCTAAATATGGGTCAGTTATTGTTATAACATTATTTTCTACAAAATGATATAAAGCCTTAGCTTCAATTGATACAACGCTTTGCATTGCAGTAACTTTTTTTAATTCATACCTTGCTCGAGCATCAGCTTTATCTTGGGTGTCAATACCATCAAGATAGTCGCTCGGTATATATATTTTCAATGGCGTTCCATTCAAAGGGCTATTCTCATCGCTTAAATCATTGTTTTCTAAATATGACCTAATTGGAGTTGTATCGTTTTGCATATTGTCACTCACAATCAATACCGCATTATACACTCCATCTAATTGATAAGTTTTCTTGGCTGATATATAATTTATATCATCGCCATTAAAATGATGAATATTTGGTCTTTCAATGTCATATAAAAATGGTGTCATAGTAAACACTCCATTTTCATCATAGTATACATTACAACTTAAATTAGCTGCAACCTCAAGAATAACATCAGCGACACTTTCTCCTGCCTCATGAACAATGTCATAAGTAGTTTGAGCGTCAAATACCGAAGCATCTATATTGGGCGGAGTAAAATCACCGACAATATCTAGCGCCAAAGTATTTTTAACAAACTCACCTAATGATGTTCCTTTTTTTACTTGATAAGTTCCTTGGAGTATGCCACCAACGCTGCCATCTAAGATACTCCATTTGTCTGAGCCATCAACGTTGACGACCTTTCTAGCGGTATCAGACGTTAAATTAGGATTAGAGTATATAAATACCCCTTGAGGAAAAAGAACTCGTGACGAGCCCATATCGTACCCTAAATAGACCTTAAATCGTTCTCCTAAACTTATTCCATTAAAATATTCAGTAAATTTATTGTCATAATTTCTAAGTGATAATGAACAAGTTCTTCTCATACCATCGGCGTTGCTTATAGTGATTTTCCCACTATTGTTTTCAACATAGCCCTCAATACTTTTCTCAATGGTATCATTAAATTTATTAAGAATTTCCACTCTAAATATCGGCTTTGTTATTTTCGTAGTTGTTATATAATGGAGATATTGAGGTGTAATTAACTTTCCTTCCATTAGTTACACCTCATCAATCTCATTCCAAGAGAATGAAGCAATCATTGGTTGCGCTCCAATTGCTTGGTCTAAAGGACTTTCGCTATAATTATAAGTAAATACTCTAAATATTTCGCCCTTTCGTGTTTTGATATATTTAACACTATGAATATCATATACACAATCTCTTAATGATTGTAATAACTCAATACTATTGTTTACATCTTCTCCATTTTTAATACTTTGTGGACTTCTAACTAATCCACTAATGCTACCACTTGCATAATCCATATTACCGACCGCATAAGTAGCATACTTGGTATTACCCTCAAAGGTATCATATACCATATTTTTGCTTATTGCATTATCACCAACATTAGTGTCAAATACATAAACTCTTTGATTTGTTTCATCAATCAAGAAATACCCATAATAATCAACATCAACGTAATTAGTAATAAACGCATCAGACATTTTATTCCCTGATTGAGCATAAATATAATATCGATATGATTGACCTTTTAGCCCTGTATAATCAATATAATCTTGTATTTCTCCATCCAATGTAGCAATGTGTTCTACTTGTTGAGTATTAGAATTTTCTCTATACAATACCCACTTATCCACACTACCATCAAACCCAATAATATTTCCAGCTGCCATTATATGATTAAATGTAGCTAATAAATAAGTTTCTGGCTTTAATACTGGTATTACGCCAACATCATAATTATCCAAATATTCTTCGGTAACATCTATATAATTACCATATATTTGTGTCAAATTCATATCATAATTGGTATTATGAAAAACCATCTTATTAAAAGACCCCAAGTCGGGGGTCGTAGTGCTTACAGAAGTTAATGCACTTGAACCTAAGTTTGCATCATAACCAAAAATCATCTCAATACTCCCCCTTTCTAAGAAGTCTGCGTAGCATCTCTATAAGTTAAATACATATAAGGATACACGCCATTGTCACTATTTCCATAAATAGTATTTAGTCCTTCATTCAATCTAAAGTTATCCCATTGTTGCCCTAGTTTTGATAAAATATTAGTAGTAATAGGATTACTTAAGGTATAATAGAATGTTTTGTTTAATAAATTATTTTTAATTAAATCTATTTCCATACCTTTAGGGATACTTAAATAGAATAGGTTAGAATTATATCTAGTATATAGAATAAATTCTTCATAATCATCTAATGTCTTTGAGGCACTGCTTCTAAACGAATCTCCCATTACTGCTCCTTGAGTAGTATTCCCATATCCAGAGTAGTCATTTGGTTTAGGGATTGTAACATAATTAACCCCTACGCCACTAACGATTGATGTTGGGTTTGAGAATGTTCCAAACTTAATATATTGTGTAAATAACGCTTTTTCAAAATCAATGTTATCAACTATACCACTTGAAATAAGTTCATCGTTGTTATACAATTTCTTTGGTTGTACTCCACTAATATCGATTGTTTGTGCGCTATACGGTTCATATAATATGTCTGTATCTGTAGACATAGATATATTTTTAACACTAATCTTTGGCAACGCCCCACTCTTTAATCCTCGGTTGTATTCAATCATGGCAGTTTTGAAATTTCCATAAATATGAGTCTTTTTATTAAATCTTTGTAATGAATTCCATTGTTGTTTTTGCTCATCGGTTAATGGAGTTGTAGTTGGAGTAGCGAGTTCATACCATACGGTAATAGGGTTAGATTGTAGCCAAGTTTTTAGGTTTGCTACCGTGTTGGTTAAACCAGCTTGTTCCATATAGTACCCAACATTAAGATACATAACACTTACGTTGTGGTCAAGATTAAAGCCAACATTATCCAATTTAGCCCCTTGATTTATAACATCGATTGTCTTGTATGCCAACGAATTGCATAACCCCTTTGCTCTAGTTTTTGATATAGGAACATAATACATCCAATTACTAGGGTCGCTACTACTATTTTTATTCCATGCCTCTGAACCATTATACGTTATTTCTCCAACATTTCTAATTACATTACCATCTTGTGTGACATAATCACTTACACTATTAGGCAATGCTCTCAATGGTTGGTCTAAGTCAATACTCATGCTATTAATTATAGACTTATTATAAATTGCCTCTTCACAAATAAATGAGTTATCTAAATCAATGTAACCTTTAGAGTAATAAGAATACGTAAACCATATATAAGATATAGTTTTATTTGGGTCACTAGCAAAAAAAGTGTTGCTAAATTCATCTTTGTTTGGGACTGCCAATAAAGCGTCCGAACCATCTACATAATGCACACCAAGCCATAAGCCTATTTTCTCCAACACACTCACATCATAAGAAATCATAGATAAGTTTATATAATATCTAGTATTAAGTTTAAATCTATTTTCTAAGAATTTAACATTTCTTAAGTTATTATTGCTAGCATTAACAAACAAACAATCCCTACCTCTATAAGTTTGTCGATTTATCATTAAACTAGCATTGTTTGTAGACACGCCTAGATTTATCAAGGATAACTTGGCTTGTTCAACAAAATAATCTCCGTTTAATAAATTATCAAATTGAGCATTAATATCTAAGTAATATTTTGGAGTATCACTATATGGTCGATATTGATAGTACTTACTAGATACCATTAAATCACTTATTGTTATTGGTGTTGTTGTATGGTTAAAGTTTAATCTAATTCTATTAACATTAAGTGCTAAATTAACTTTACCACCATCGTTAGTTGTAGCTACTGCTGTATCTCCATTATAAAAATACGTTGCTTGACTAAACGCCTTGTTCATATAATAAGTTCCTTTTGGTATATTAACATTAAAATCAATAAAGCCATTAGCACCACTATCCATATAATAGGTTAAAGAATTACCACTCCAACTAGTAACCAAGTTTCCAGATTTTGAGCTAACGCTACTTTCTTTGAAGTCAAATAAGTTTTGTCCTATATCACCAACAAATTTAGGCTCTTGAGCATAACTTGGATTTGGGCTTGGTTCTCCACCAGTAAATGGCTCCCACGTACCATCATAAGGTTGATATACGATAGGATATACAATAGCTGGAGTAGATGGTTGGTTAGGTAAATTATAAAAGACAAATTTAAATATATTATCATTGGCATCCAACCACTCTTGTTTAATTGTGTCGCTTGTAATTGCATTATCAATATTATTTAATGCCATAACACTTGATGTACCCTTTGCAATTTTAGCCTCAAAATAAGGAGCAGACGTAGATAAAGCATCTAAAGTTATGGTTCCTGCTTTTAAATTTCTTTTTAGTGTAGTATTATTCCATTCAACAACATCGCTTGAGAACGTTTCGCTCAATGTCACTGGAGTATCAAACGAAACATAGCCAGCAGCCGCTGCGCCATAGCTTACCATAATATCATAGAATTGCGCTCCAGTACCACCAGCAGTACTAAATCCAACAACAACATCATCAGTTTCACAAGTATAATTATTAATAGCGAAAACCGTATCGAGCGTCGCTGAACCACCGTTTCTCTTAGGTTGCCCTTGACCGTCGTAAATATAAATGTAACCACCAGTACCTGTTCCGACAGATTTTAATTTGGCACTAAATGATATAGTTTTTCCTTTTAGTCCATATAATCTTTGACCGACAGCATGACCCGTATCTCTATTTGCCCCACAAGTTAAAGTTCCATCTTGAACAGTATTAAGATTTACTTGCGTATCATTATAACCTCGAATGTTTACATTACCATTTACATTGAATAAGTTTTTACCAGCAATAGTAAATGAACCGTCTTGATTATTGAATAAAGTTACACTATCTCCACCAGTTGTATTACCAACTGCTTTATATGGAATTTTAGTATAGTCAAATAAGTTCTTTTCTTGATAAAGCATTGGTTTGATAGTACCTGTTTGAATTGCTGAACTATTCAAACCAAAGAAGTATATTCTTAAAAATGTATTTGGATTATTCAACATTTCTTGTGTGATTGGGTCAGTCTCATTGTTTTCAACTTGCAATAAGGTTGTTACACTTGATGTGTCATCATTTGTTTTTAATTGAACTAAAAAACGTGGATTTGTTGTTGCTCCATTTTTTAGTGTAATTTTTCCAACTTTTAAAAGATTTAAAGTCTCTTCGTGTGAATAGTTATAATAATGAATAAAATTATCTCTTAAGTTACCATTACCACTAATGGTAAATGAACCATCTCCATTATTTGTAACTGTTGCACCACCTTGTGATTTGGTAGATAGTTTACTTGCATCGAATAGTTGATAACCTTGTGTGGTAACTTGTTTATAATCACCATCAATATTCAACGCCATTTGTGGATAAGTCATATCATCTTCAACAATTTCATAATCAACAACTTCAATTGTTTCAAATGGTTCATAGTCAATTGGCGTAGAACCTAACGACATCATAACTTTATTTACATCAACTAAATTGTTATTAACCAAAATATTCAATACTATATAATAACAATCACTAGGCGTAGTGATTGTTCCGCTAGTAGGGAAACGACCACTTATATTAAGTTGAGAGATAAATTTTTTATTTTTATCATAATATGCACCTGTATACCATGTTGACAATCCAATAACATTAGTTATATAATATTGTGTGTTTGGTGTAACTTCGATGTAATTAGATGTTTGTGCATTTGTCGCATCCACCAATCCATTGGCGTCCGCTCTAATTCCTTTAATTACATCGTTCTTGTCAAACAAGTTCTTCGTGATAGATGGTTTTTGACTATTTGGTTGATATAATATAGGTCTAGTAAATCCACCCTTAAAAGAACTTGTATTTGCATAAGAAAACAACATTCTTGCTGTAACACTAGCATCGCTTAACCATGCGTCTGATATTACAATAGAATCATTTGTATCTATCATACCATCTCTTAACACCACTTGAGCGATTAATGAATCGCTTTTAAATATTTGAACAAATAAACTAGGATTGGTAGCCTCTCCCTTTAAGATTAACATTCCTCGCTTAAACATTTTTACAAATTCATCGTGACTTATATTCCAATAAGGAAAAGCAACGTTAGTTGTTGTTGGAGTACCATCTATTTTAAATGCTCCATTGTTTAAATTTGTAATAGTCACTCCGTTTAATGTTTGAGTTTTGAATTTAGTATAATCAAATAAGTTATCTTCACCATTTGGTGTATTCATTCTAGCAACATCGATGCTATCTTTGTTGGTGAACAATAAGTCACTACCATTATTCAACCCTTCATATTTTCGTTGTTCTAAATCATCAATTTTTACATTAAACCTTTGATAGTTTTGACCCACTCTAACAATGTTAGCTTTTTTAAATTGCTTTTCTTTAAATCCATTTGCACTTATCATAACATCGCCATCAATATCCATCTTTGCATCAAACGATAAGTTTAATGGTTTATCAATAACCTTATATAAATTCCACATATCTTCCATAGCAATTAAGGCTTTCCCATTGCCAGAATAGGCTTGTTCTGTAAGATTCCAAGATGTGTTCGACCCTTGGTGTTTTGTTACATCAAAATTATTTCTACCACTATTTATAATATTTAGATTTGATTGAGGGAATGACAAAGCGTTTGTCTTAAATAAACTTGGATAAGCGTTTGGTCTAAATGTTTCTCCCACATCTTTTGTACTTTTATTATCATTAGTACGCCAATATTCTACATCCTCAATTTTTCTTGGATAAATAAGTTGTAGATTATTGTTCTTATTATTTTTAACATAACTAGCAATAGAATTTAAATCTTTAAATGTTTTTGGGAAAGACAATACCAAAGCAGTAACATTTAGATTTCTATATTGCGTACTTTTTGCTATTGTAAATGGATAGTCTTGTTTTGGCTTTTGACTAGCGTAAAACGTGTTTTCAAACATATTGCTTAATAAAGGATAAGCGCAATTGTCGTTATTAATATGGTACATAGCAGCAGTGATTTGAGGGTGTGTAATTAAAGCTTGATTAAATGCCTCTGTATTTGATGTTTCTATATAATTACTAAATACCAAATCTTGACAAGCCACATTTAATTGACCTAAAACTTTAATATTAGTCGTTCCTATAGTTGCTAACGTAACAACTATATCCTTAAACGGTGGCAAATAATTAGCCTCACTATCCCATGGTTCTAAGCCTATGTAAACATCATTGACCGTCATAGAATTTAAACTATTTTGTGGCATAAAATCAAACACAATATATTTATAATTTTCGCTATTTGTAAAATTTCCATCGTATACGCTAGGAGCATCATCTCCTGTTCGATACAATTCTTTCATTGTACGTTCATCATTTGTAAAATAAATTCTAGCATTATATGGTTGACCGCCAACGCCAAAATGCACATAAATATCTTTTCCTTGTGGAATTGGCGTCAAAAATCTATGATAACCTAAAATATAACCATATGATGGGTCTATCATAATATCTAATGATATGCCCTTGTGAGTAAACCAATTGTAACTGGTATTTCGACAAGGTATAGTAGTTACCCCTTCGCTAGTTCCTTCAGCATATTTATTAATCCAAGGAGTAAATAAGTTTTGTTTTGTTGCACTTGTAGGCAACGCACCGTGATTATTACTTGTATTAGGATTAACATTACTAACTAATGATAACGGATTATCAGGCGTAACATATGCTTGATATTTAATAGGCTCAACATCTCCAACATTTCCCTCAACAATAAGTTGTTCAGGGGTTCTTTGTTTTGTAAGAGTAGGTTGTAAAACAAACCCCTCAACATTAAACCAAATATATTGATTTGTTTGAACTTCTCTAATATAACCATTATTACCATAGAACCCAATCAAATAAGTTCCTTTGTCTTTTAATGCAAAATCATTGTCAATATTACTTCTATAAGAATAACTAGTACCTATGATGTTTAAAGTATAATATAATGTCTTAGTAGCATTATTATAGCTTACAATTAGTTCTTGTGTATCGCTAGTAAACCTAACTATCTCACCATCATAGTTTACGCTTCCAGGCTCCCATACAAACGTTGGCATTTGGTTTTGTGGCATATCAACATCATATGTTAAAGAAATGTTTTTGGGTAACTTTAACCCATAATTCCCATCAACAATATAATCATCGATATATTCTGGCTCTCCGCTTGATAATACGCCTCTAACATTGTGTGCCCCACTCCAATCAACGCTCATAGAAGTGTCATAGCAATCAGTAGTTAAAGTGGGAACAAAGTTTGATGTTGCGGTTTCATAAAATACTTTTACATCAACTAGCCCTGTCGTATAATAGTAACCATTGTTATCATATACCTCATACTCAACTTTATAATTGTTATCACTTATTAGTGCTGTTTGAAAAATATATTTTAAATTGCCATTATAGGTATCTCCGCTAGTATCAATTTGTTTCCCATTAACATCATATAATGTTGCTATCCAATGCTTAATCACTATGGATTGAGTTGCACCAAAATATTGCCAAGTTGGATTAAACTCATAATTAGGAATAGTAACAGGATTTGGAACATTCAACTTAAGCAATGGTGGTATGATTAATACTAATGGAACTAACGAACTTACACCATACGCCTTTCCAATCTTGCCACTTATTTTAGTATAAGGAACAACATTTAAATTAGAACTTTGCAAAGACGCTTCTCTATTTGTATAAAAACGCATACGATTGCCACTAAAGATATTAATGTAATATAGTGTTCTTACACCATCAATATTAAAACTAAAAGCATCTCCTGTTTCTATACCGCTTGCGTTATAAGGGAATGAATTATCATCAGGACTTTGAGTATCTTGATTACAAGTTAGTTCATATCCATAAACTTCTAATCTCCAACCTAAGTTAGAGCCATAATAATCTAACATATTAGTCAAGTTGAAAGAACTCGATACAACATCTCCATTATATTTAGTTCCATCCAATGTAAAATCGTACCAATCGTTGTTAATTGTTACCCATTTTCCACTTGTGTTTTGTCTATATAGGTTTAATCTTGCACTATTTAATTCATATCCTTGAAATATAAATGAAAACTCCACGTCTTTTGATACATCAACCGCTTGGTTGTTCGGTTGCATATATAAAGACGTTGGATTAAATATTAAAGACATATCTTAATCATCTCCCTCTTTTAATTTTTCTCTATTGGATAAAGTTTCATACACCCCATCCATATACTCATGGGTATAATCATCGTAACATTCTTCGCAACAAAAATCAACCCATTTGCCATTAACTTTTCTAGTAATCCAACCATTACTCTTCGCTTGACCATTTACTTTATTAAAATTAGTAAATGGATAAAAACTTATATTTTTACACTTTTTACAATCACATGATACAATTGTTCCAACTAAATCGTAATTAACTTCCTTCATATACAACCACCTCTTACCTTATATTGTCTCTTTCTTTTTGATTGGTCTTTCCAACAACGACTGTTTCTCTTGATATATTTATCATACCAAAAATCATAATTTTTATTCTTGGGTGCTAAATGATTTAGATTAATATTATAATCCAGTTCATATGATTTTAATTCATCATTATCTATAAGCATTCTTTTATATTTATGTCGTTGCAAGTTGTGACAAAATTTGTAACAAGGTTTTGGGCGTCTTGTTCCAATTTTATCAAAATAGTTATTATATTTTTTATCTTCCTTTTGGACTATTTCATAATAATCCAATACATTGTTATTCATATCAGTTAGGATAAAATTTGCTTTTTTATAAATTGTTGTTTGAATATATTTTCCAACAATCTCTACATAATCAACAAATTCATGATGCCAACATCTTTTTCTACAAATAGAATACAATTCATTTCTATCAATATACCCTATGTATATCGGTTCTCCCATACGATATAAATATATAACATCATTTGTTTCTTCATTATATTCATTGGAAACACGAATGTATTCTTGACAATAAATGTTATACCTCTTCATACAATTACCTCTTTATACAAATTTATGTATATCACACAAGAACGAAGCGTTGTCACCCTTGTGTGATTGTTGATATAAAGCATACCAACACAATATTATAATATCATATAGATTATTATATGTCAACAATTACTTTGTTATAGCCATTTGTTTGGCTTGCAATAATAATCCTTGTAGTGTATCTTGATTATTAGCAGTAATATTCAATTCATTAACAACAAACATTTCTTTGTTGCTCTTACCACCTGTTATATCAGCCAATCTTGAATTAGGGGCTTTTGCCAACTCATACAATACATTTGCTGCTTGGTCATTGTTAAGAATTACCTCTGGTTTATTAGGAGTGCCATCGACCCAATTCTTGCCATCTCCCCACTCTCCAGTATAATCAATTATACCACCATCGCTACTTGAAAAATAATCTACATTACCATTAGCAGAACGTTGTGTTATTTTAGGAGTAAAGTTGCTTACACCACCAAAATTACGATAATTTTTATGAGCATAAGGAACGCCAGTAGTAGTTGTTTTTCCTTCGTACCAAGTATATAAACTTTCTTGTTTTTGTCTTAATTTTTCTAACTCATTTCTAGCGTTGACAGCTGCATCAGCAACTTGGTTAGTAGCATTTCTATAAGAAGCTAGCCCACTAGTGTTATAACCATTATTATTAGCGTTACTCATTGAACCAGACATTCTATCCACTGCTTGTTGCGCCTCGTTAATTTTAGCTGTTTGAGTGTTGTAGTAACTTACCCAACTATTGGTAAACGAAGACAACATTTGTTTACGTTGCTCATAAGTTGCTTGTTCAAATTTTCTTAACCATTCTTGTGCGCCTGCATACTTAGAAATATCTGCTTGAATATCCATAGCGTTTTGCCATTGTGACTTCAAGTCTTTGAGATTTTCGATTTGTTTATCAGTTTCCTTAATTTGTTCATCTACTTCGGTCACATAAGAACCAGTAAATTGTTGCAACATTTGTTTACGCTCTTCAAGAGAAGCGTTTTGGAACTTAGTTGCAAAGTCAAGAACCTCTGAACTATTCTTAATCTCATCATTAATATCACCCAAGTTAGTTTGCCAAGCGTCTAATAAATCATTTAGGTCATCTATTTGACCTTGAATATCTTGTTTTTTGTGAGCTAGCTCTTGCTCTTTTTGTATTTCGGTTAAATTTTTATTAGCTTCGGCTAAATTCTCTTCGGCTTCTTTTACATCTTCTGGATTTGCTTGCCAAGTCCATCCAATACCCTCTTCATATACACGAGTGTTTTTGTTGGCTTTGGCAGCATCATAAGCATCTTGTGCCTTTTGAGCCTCTAGTTGAGCTTCTTTGAGTTTAAGAGCCTCTTCCTCTTTATCATTCTTTTCATCTAACGCATCCATTTGTTCTTGGAGTGCGTCAATTTCAGCTTGAATAATATCTTGCGCCTTATCTTGTTGAGCCTCATAAATATCTTGTAAACGTTCTAACTCTTCTCGGCGTTTTTCTTGTAGTGAAATTTCTTTTTCAAGTTGCTTAATAATAGCATCTTGCATAGCCTCATATGCTTCTTGTGTACTACTTAAATCATCTTTTAATTTATCAAGATTATTTCTTAATTTTTCTAATTGTTGATTTTGTTTTTTCGTAGCATCTGCATTTTTCTTAGATGCACTTGTTGAACCTTTTGTCGCCTTAGTGTAAGATGGCAATGATAAGCTAGAAATTACATTAATAGCTTTATCATATTGACCAACCTTTGCTTGCATTTCATTTAAGGCATTTTCATATGATTTTAATTGCGTACTGTTTTTGATAGTTATGGAGTTCAAAGCCTTGTTTAATGCTTTGTTTACGCCATCGCTCGTCTCTCCAAACGCAGCCAAAATATTCGCTGCCTCAGCAGACAATGATTGCATACGCCCCTTAGCATCTTCTGTTTGACCCTTGCTTACCGCAGAACCAGCATTATACGCTGCAATTGCTGCTTGAGTAGCTGCAATTTTAACTTGTAAAGATTGTTTTTCCATTTGAATGTCGGCAATCTTTTCTTGCTTTTGAATTTCAAACAAAGCACTCGCAGCATCGGCATTTAATTTATAAACACCATTTTCCTCTACAAGCAAATCCATATATTGACCGCCAGCATCAATTAGCTTCATAACTGTATCTAATGACAATTGACCGTTCGTATCAGCCTCGTTCCATGCTGTAGTTAGCAAGTCTGTACTCTCAGCCAAACTATCCATTGTATCAGTTAAACTTAAATAATGATTATCTAATACATTTACCGTTTCAGTTAATTCGCTAATCTCATCTTTGGAGTTGTTAATATAATTTATATAATTACTCAACGCCTCACTTTGAGTATCACTTAATACATAACCCTTTTCTTGTAATTCAGTCATTTGAGCGAATATATCAGCGTATTGAGTAGCTACTTCATTATAGTTTTCAACAGATTGATTATAAGCTTCTTTTTGCTCCTCTGTAGCATTGACCCCAGCTTCGCTAATAGCGTTGGCAGCATCAATCATAGTTTGTTTGGCTTCTTCGATTTCGCTCATATCAGCATGAACCGTATAATTAGTTCCATCTTCTAACTTAGCATTAAAAGCCTCTACTTCACTGGCATCAACCTTATATTTATAAGTAAATGTACCATCATACTTTTGTTGACGAATGACTTCGCCACCGCCAGTGTCCTTGAATTGCATTTTACCTGTTGTTTGTGCTTGCAATTCTTGTTGTTGTTTTAATTGTTCAGTTTGTGCTTGTAATACTTGTAATCTAGTTTCTTCTTGTGGAGTTAAATCTTTGGTAGAATTCTTTAATCCATCAAGTTCACTGTTAGCACTTTCTAATTCATTGGATATTTCATCTAAATTTTCTTTAGCTGTTTCAATAGGGTGCGTCCACTCATGAAAAGCCTCCGCAGTCGAAGAAATTATAGCGCTTAACGCCATACCAGCAATCGCTCCGAGTATACCTACACCTATCGACTTTACGGCATTTAGCGCTCTCTCAGCTGCGATTTGTTGGTGTATAACACCTAAGGTAGCCTCATTATAGGCTATCCCTTGTTTGTCTAAATAAGCTCTTTGTTCAACTAATGTTTTTAATTTTGTTTGCGATAACAAGGCTTTTTTAACTGCTTTGTCTTGGTCGTCTAAAGACGCTGTTGTTTTCATAACGTTGTCTTTAATAGCAACAATACTACCGCTTAAATTTTCCCATAATGCTTTTGGACTACCATTGTTTTTAAAAGTAGCATATGCCACAAATGCTCCAAATGCAACGTTTAATAATCCTACATTATCAGTCAATTCAATTACTGCAGTTGAAGTATCTAACAATCCTTTGAGCCAACTACTATCCAAAGTATTAGCTGAAAGTTGTTCAAATGCTGATAACATTTGTTGAGTTTTACCCTCAATGGAATCTAAATAACGAGCCTCCTCCTCAGAAGCGCTCCCTGCACTATTTGCAGCTGCTTGAGTAGCCTTATCAACAGATTCCCAATTGGTTAATAAACTTTCTAATACAGAAACCTGTCTTTTCCCAGCGATGAGCTCGCCCAAATATTGTCGTTGATTTGTCGTCAACGTAGGATAGACTTTTGCCAAATCTTCAAGAATATCATAAGTATCCCTTAATTGACCCTCGCTATCCATTAAATTAATTCCAGCAATTTCTTCTAGGTCTTTACCTAGTTTGGCGACTCCTGGGCTAGATTCATCTCCTGCCTCTTCGATACCTCTAATACGTTGAGATATTGTTACTAGACCCGTAGATGTTTTCTCAATATTTTGTAAAATTTCATTACTACCTGTAAGCAACCCAGTTAATTCTCCAAGCGAAGTACCAGCTTGAGAATATACTGCGCCAGCTCTTGAAACACCCTCAGCTAAATCATCAAAACTTATCGCAGCATTGTTACTTACCTCATTTAAAGTATCAGTAACTTCGCCAGCTTGAGTAGCTTGTAAATCATAAGCCTTTAATACAGATATTAATGTCGATGACGCAGTTGAAATATCACTCATCTCATCAGCTACATTTAACATTGTAGCAGCTTCTTGAGCCAATGTCAATGCTTCATTTAAAGAATATCCACTTCGTGCAAAATCTCCAGCAGCCTTTAATACCTCAGTACCAGTTCTTCCAACTGCTTCGCCCACTTCGAACGCTTTGTCTGTATAATCTTCTAATGCTTGACCGCTAAGATTTGTAACCTTTTGTATTTCTACCAAAGCATTATCCAACGCTTTTACATTGTCAATCATTTTGTTGACAACTGCGATTGTTTGAAATAACGCTTGTGCGCCTATAACATATTTAGTAAACCTTTCGGCATTGTATCTTAATTGTTCTCCTAGTGATTTTTCTCTATTATTATAAATAGATACTTCGTCACTTAATAAGCTAATTTGTTTTCTTACATTTTCGACATTATCTTTTGTGGTCTCCGCTTGAGCCTTACTAATAGCCTCATTTACCTTATCATATTGACCACTAACGCCACTATCCTCAAAAGCACTTTGATGCAATGCTTTGATTTTATTTAATTTTTGTATTTGTTTATCTAATGTTTGATTTAATCTATTGCTAGAATTATTGGCTTGATTATAACTACTAATTAATGTTTTAGTGTCTTTGGCAGTAATGTTTAACGATGATTGTAGTTTTCTTGTTTCCGTTTCAACCTTTGCAACAGAATTATAGAAAGCGTCCATATCTCCTTTATTGACTGCTAATGACATTTCTCTTTTTTGAGATGTTATAGTATCGAGCCTTTTGGTAACATCTTCAATACTAGCCTTGTCTAATGCAACCCTAATACTAGCAATATATTTCTCTTGTGCCATGTTTTTATTTAACCTCCTTTCTTAATTTTAGAGGCTGTAAACCCATACATCATATTTGTATAAAGAGGATTTGATTATTTCTTTAAAGTTGTTTTCTAACCAATTCATAAATAAGTCTAAATAAGGTTGTCTATTCGATTTACCACCCAATCCATGTATACCACTAACATTAAGTATATCCAACATATCTTCTCGAACATCTTCTCCACCTATGCTCGCATGAGCGTTCCAAGTATACCCACCACTTGCATATTGAACGCTTAATTTGTCGGGATTAAAATACAACTCTTTGACAAAGCCACTAATGTCACGTTTTAATGGCGTAACATCAAAGCTATTAAGAAATTCTCCTGTTGCTCCTTCGCCATTGAAATAATCTGCATTATTCATATCAACATAAGTATAAGTTTCAATACATCTTAATAACTCTTGATAAATAATTCGACTGGCATCCTCTAAGGCTAATTGTATTCCATTTTCAATTTCTCGTTGAAAAGTGTCTATATCAATAATGTATTCTCCCATAAGCATACCTGTTTATCTAAAGTTTTTTGGCAACTCTTGAAACCATATCGTGTTTTAGTATCTTGTCTACTTTATCTTTATCAATGTCATTAAACCCCTTAATCGTTCTTTGGCTTAACCTATCCAATTCATCTATGCTTGGTGTGTTACTTAAAATAACATTAAACAACATTTGAGTATTTAAGATATTTAAGTAATTATCGAAAACACTTTCAAACTCATGAATATTGTCAATTTTACTTTTAACCATTGAAATCAACCCACTTTGTACTACATCATCATATTCAACTCCTTCAATGTCAACGTTGGTTAGCAATTGAATTAAATACAAATCAGCACAAGCCTTAGCTGTATAAATATCATCTAATGTTAAATTTCCATTCATACCGTTTTCAGTTTTTAGTTTATTGATAGACATATCAATAATTGTTTTAATTTCGGGATAATCAATATATGATTTAACCAAAATTGTCTCTCCATTAAAAACAAATCTTTTCTTATTTTTCTTCTTAAATTTTAACAATATCTTTTCACTTGACATAACAAATCCTCCTGTTTTTATTTTCTAATATGTATAATATTAGCTTTTAGTTTGTTTTTACAATACAATATTTTTTTTAAAAAGATATTGCAAAGTATGCACAATACAATATCTCACAAAGATTAGAAAAGGTGTCCAATTCTAATATAATTTTGTTATATTTATTAATTTGATTTTCATAAAAAAATAAGAGTAATATATTACTATATCACTCTTATCATTGTTGTTTTTTATTTAGAACTCTTATTCCTAGTTCTTCCTCGAATAATTTTTGGTTCTTCTTGTTTATTTTTCAATGTGCAAGATTGGTAGTTTGCAGATGGTTTAAATCTATTCTCAAGGTTACACCATCTACTGAACATACACGCCCCATTTGTTTGAGAACACATATAATATGCCCCACTGCCCTCTCTTTTCTCTTTTCCAAATTTACAAAAAGACATAATTATGATACAGTTACAAGAATAGAGTCTTTATAAACAACCCCACCATTTGTATAAGTTACTGTAACGACCGCATTATCGCTAGCAACAGCCCCAATAGCAATTGTTACGATTCCAGTATTTTTCCCAACAGAAATATTAGAACCAGTAGGTGCAGGTTTAGTAGCAACTGCAAAAGATAGTTTTGCATCAGTAGCAGGAATTTCAATATCTCCTTTAACACCGCCACGTAAACCGATTACGTTTAATTGGACTGTTTTTTGTTGTCCGTGAGTAGCTGTAATGTCTCCATTAGTAATTACTACGCCGTTGATAGTTGCTAAAGCATCTTCTAATACAGGAACCCATTTAACATAAGCGTAAATATCTCCGCTAGTACAATCTTGACCAGCAACGTTTAATGCAGTACCAGTTAAAGTTTCACTAGAAACACCATCAGCACTTAATGCTAATTCATAGTTACCATCAATTTGGAAACGTGGGATATTATAATGTAAATACTCTACTAATTCCATGGCTTCATTTCTAATTTCAATAATTAAAGTCAAATCAACTACTTTTGGCGGTTCTTTTGTTTCAATTCCTAAAACGTCAACGGTCTCCATTGCGTCATAGATAGCTGTAACCATTTTTCCTTGTCCGCCTGCAACAGTGATTTGTTTAGTTTGAGCATCTACCATTGTTACAGTATCTTCATCATAGAAAACTGATACTTTTCCAACTGGAGTTTTAGCTAATTCTCCTTGTCCGCCCTCATCTAAAGTAATGCACTCAGTTTGTAATACTTTGATATTTTTGTTTTGAATATCAGCCCCAGCATTTAATGGTAAGAATACTTTACTAAATGTAGGTTTAGTGATAGTACAAGTAATAGTCTTGTCGTGCATATAACGTGCTTGCATTACGTTGTTAATACCACCACGTACATCAGTAGCGGTCATAGCCATATTTACAGCAGTTGAAGTTGAAGTAGTACCCCAAAATAAACCGTTACCAGTTGAAGTATCTCGTGCAACAACGTTGGCTACAGAAACAGCAAATTTTTTTGCCATATATATTTCCTCCTAAATTTATTTATTTTTAATTAACTCTTAGTTGCTTTATTTATCTTGTCGATAAATATACTCTTTTGAGAAGCGACCCCTTCTTGAGTTTTATTCAAATCAATATTTCCTACCGATTTAGATAAATCGCTATTTTCAAAATCACTTTGAGTAACTAATAAGCCATCATATCTACCCTTTTCAATATAAGGGTTTGCATAATAATTAATTTTTCTATCAAATTTAACCTTTCCAGACACTGCCAAAGGATACATTACCTCAAAATCCTTTTGTTGCCTTAGGAAGTATAAATGATGTTTAAATTGATATAATGTGTACTTAACAAACTTATCATCATTAACGGTCAAACCCGATAAACTAGCAAAATTAAATATCTCATCTGAAAATGATTGAGGTGGATTTTCATTGCTTAATTCAATTAATTTTTCTTCCATTTCTTTGTGGTATTGTTCAATACGTTTAAGACTTATTGCATTTTGCTTTAATATTAACTCTCTTATTAAATTAAAATCATCTTCGTCAAAAACAACTTGTTTATGACCATCAATAGAAATGGTTATTTTTATTTGAGCCAAACTCAAAGTCTCGACACTATCTATATCCATGTTTGTTGTTATTCTAATAATCTTGTCAATATTATCTTTAGAACAACCATACACCTCATCTAATTTACAAACATCAAATAGCATTTCTTGTATCATTCTTTGAATATTAACAAAAGAAATTGGATTAGTAAATAGGTAAGCAATTAATAACGCCTTTAAATAAGATGCTTTATATATTGATTTTCTTTCTAGTACACTCATAGTTGGATATATAAATTCTTTTTTCGAATGACATAAAATTATAGAAACTAGATTTTCTTTATTTCTTTCAACAACGAGAATGGGGTAAAACTCTAAATTTTTAAACACTTGCGGTTTCCCCCATATGTCGTTATCACTATTATAAAAGTCTTTTAATTCCATTAATCAGAAACGATAGTGGTCATAATTAAATTATAGCCACTGTATTCATTGTTAAAGTTCACTAATTTAAACCCACCACTATAATCTTCTAATCCATTCAAGAATAAATATCTACCATTATCATATAATGGCTTCCCGTTCAATGCATCTATCAATTCTTGCATAATAGCGGTTGCTCTATTGTCGTATGCTACTTCATCAGTATCACATATCATTTTTCGATTGTTTACAATAACTTGCAACAATACATTCACTTTAGCTACTTGAGTATCTTGAGAATAGCCATTCAATATTTGTATTCTTAATTGCGAAAAAACCTCTCCTTTATCGCTCGTCATAGCTTCATCGGAAAATTTTTGAAATGCAACATTATAATTTTCTAAGTGCATAGAACTAGGAGCAATCATACTTTTTATTTCATCTTGAGATAAATCGCTCTTCCCCATTGGATTTTCATATTTTAACAATTTCCATAAGTTAGGACAATTGATTGCTAAATAATTAATCACATCATATGGCATCGTTCTTATTGATTTATAGCTTGCGTAATCTCTAAAATTATTGACATTATCCATTTTATACAACACCTCTTAACCAAATTTCTAAATTTTTAACTTCTTGGTTTTCTATATCTTTTAATTCTATTGTTAGCGGATTTGCTCTATATTGTTTATTACATTTAACAATAAATTTATTATTTTCTAACTTTTCGATAGAATAATATTGTTGAGGAACGCCTAACGGGGTTATTTCAAAAGCGTCATTATTTGACTCCCCATTATTATAATATCGAACCTCATATTCTTGTGATTGACCTTGTTTTAAACTAGTAATATCACTAGGGGTAATATTAATTCCATCTACATAAGTTGGCATATAATTATTTCCATTCCATGCAACGTCTTTTTCTAAATCATCTTCTGGTTGTTCAGAAACCTTATTCATAAATAATTTTAGCAAACCATTATTAATACTATTGTTATATTGAATAACAACATACGCCCTGCCATTGAATAAAAATCTTTGATTAATATATATACCCTTTGTATCTTTGTTATTTTGAACATATACAACAATGTCACAATTGGGTTCTACAAAACCATGTTGCCCCATATCCAATGTCGTATATTTCATAGTATCTTCAAAATTACAAGGATAAGAAATAATACCTTTTGAAGTTGATATATTTAAAGTTTGATTGCAAGGAACTAACCTTCCATTAACATTAAACAATCTTAATGTATCTAATGAGATTAACAACCATGTAGTCCACTTTTGTGGAATATCATTGATATGCAAATAATTAAAGTGAATATAATCGCCTATTCCAAATTGCAAAGTTTGATAAGGATATGATAACATTTTTTTATAACCCAAAGTTTTATCGTCTGAGTTTCCTTCCATAATCCATGTTTTATACTTTTTATCATAGTCCATATTCTTATAAACCCATTCAAAGTCTACCGCATCTTCGAACCCATCTTGGACAATACCGCTACTACTATCTTTTAATGAATCTCCACTATTCATAATACTCATAATCATAGAAGAACAATTTCTTGTTTTTTTAGGTTTAGCGACCATACATACGTTTGCCTGCCAATCGTTTAAGTTTATCCTTTGATGTTCGATAACTATATTTTACAATCAAATCATGCACCCTATCTCTCCATTGAGTGATTGATAAATTAGATAATTGTTTAATTTGTTCGGCCTGACTATGAACTTTATAACTATTACTATAAACAACTTGATTTAGAGACCTGACATTTGCTGCGTATGCCTCTAAGAAAGGAATGTTCATACCCTCAGCAAGAATAATTTTTTCATCTATATCCAAAGTTTCTTCAAAATATCCTATTTCATAACTACCTACTAAAATAGACAACCCTGCTTGTGGAGCTTGGTCGAAAGTAATAATATGATTAAGTGGGTCATATTGATAATTAAATACCTCTGTATAATAATCATCTTCATCTCTTTTTGTTCCCACCCAAATATTGGTTTGACCATCTTGTGGCATTGGGTCTAATTGAAATTGAGTTTCTAACCCATCTCCATCAAAGAAATATTCACTTTCACTATACCCTTTTGTTTTAGTTAGGTCTTTATGGCAATCATACATAAATGCTCCAATGGCATATTGTAATTGTCGATAACACAAAGAATAAAATTGATATAGAGGAAGTTTAGCCAATTTAGGGTCTTTTTTAATAACTTCGTTTAAACAATATATTTCCTCAAATGTAGTCATCAATACTTCCTCCATTCGTTATTATATTAGTGAACTAAATTTTTTAAAATTTGCAAAGATTGTGCTGCTTGAACTAATTCAACGCCAAAGAATTTTTCAATGGTAGCTCTGCTTGCATAAGGAATTCGTTCCAATTTTTTATCTAGTTCCAAATCAGCTAATTTATATAAAATCATGTGCATAACATCAATGTTAGTTTTTATTTTAGTTTTATCATCTAGCCAACTATAAATTTGGTTAGCGTCTCCGCTATTGATTAATTCCATAATTTCATTTTCGTTATAAATAAATGTACGTTTAATTCTAAACTCTTTATACTCATTGCCATCATCAAAGTAGCAAAGCCCTTGTTCAAAAACTTTTTTATTAGATGTTTTTTTAAATACTTCTTTTAAGTCTGCTCTATCACACTCGACTTCTTCTCCGTATTCAAATTGAAGAACCACATCTCCTTTTTGTGACGTCAACGTAATGCCATAGACTGCGTTGCAACCCACCATGATTGTTTCGCTTAAATCATCATTTTTTGCCTCAAATGGAATTTGTTGATTTTGATTAGCATTAGCTTGTTGTGCTTGCTCTTGAAGCGTTTCTACTAGAGCACTTTGTTGTTTGAGCATTTCACTTACTTTTTCTAATTGTTTTCTCATTAATTCAATTTCTTCATCTTTAGCGTCTTTAGTTTTTGTCGTAGCTTTTGGCTTATCTTTTTTAACGCCAGAACGCTTTGGCGTCTTTACCTCTTTTACTTCATCATTTTCAGACGAGATATTTACTTGTTTGTTTTCCATTATATCAATTTCCTTTCTACAACAATGATACGAAGGCTAGGAATAAAACCTAGCCAATATCATTATTCTACTATATTATTTTTACAATTATTGAGCGACTTTAATTAAACCATAATGTGCTTGTGTAACAATGGCTGCATCGAATTGCATATGATAAGAATAACTTACTTTGTGTAATGAACCACTAGTAGCATCTTCTTCTTTTGCATAAGCGTAATTTTCACGAACTAATGTTACTGGTTTGTCACCAACTGAACTTAATAATACAATTACATCAGCAGGTAATAAAATTGTTGGCGCTTCACCTGTAAATGGTTGAGATAAGTCAGTAGCTTGTGGAATAACAATGTTGTCAACACCAAAAGCACGACCTAAGAAACCATCTCTAATCATTTGGTCTTGGCTTTCAAAACCAAAGTTAGTTGTAGCAATAGTACCAGCCTTATTAAATGCAGTTAAAGTACCATAAGCCTTAACTTCAGCACCACCATTTACTGCTTGTAAGTCACTAATCATTTTAACCACTTTGTCACTAGCATAAGTAGCAGAATAGAATGGTGTACCATTTAATTTATTAGTATCAAAAATTAATCCAGCAACTAATTGATATTGAGCATATAATAAAGCCATAGCGACTTTAGCTACTTCTCTACCAAAATCAAATGTTCTATCAACAATACGAATATAATCCATTTGAACACCTAAAGCATATTCTTTAGGAGTAATTGTGATAGATTGTTTAGTAACACCGTTCATGCGAGTTACATTTGTCATATAAGAACTTCTTTGTGCAACAGGCAATCCTTTTGTTTCAATTTCGCCAGTATAAGAATCTCCCAATCCTACTGTTTCAATATTACATAAGTTTAATAAAGCAGTTGGATTAGAGTTAGCAACAACTCCTGAAATTGCTTCAACTACAATTGAGTTATATAAAGCACCAAAAGTTGGATTAGAAAATGCTCTTGCAACCCCTTCTTTTGTGTTTAATGATAAATGTTCTAAACCAGATTTAGAAGCACAATAACCTAATAATGCATCTTTAACGTTTTTGTTTTTATGAGAATATTCTTTTTTATCCATTTTAAATGAGTCATCACATAAACCTTTGCTTACATAATGACTTGAGCTATAAGCTAAGGCTAATTCAGTTAACCCATCAACAATCACAGCTGCTTCGTTGTCAGTAGCTGAGAAGTTTTGTACTACATTAATTACTTTTTCCATCTTATATTATCCTCTCTTTCCTTATTAAGCTACATCGTCACCGATAAAACCAGTTGCGATTACAGTTTTAATGAATTCAGCACCAAATAAACCACCAGAACGTACATATTCACCAGCAGTCTCAACTCTTAAATAACACTTAGCAGTTGCATGAGAAGCATTATTAACTAAAGCATATTCATCTTGTACTGGAATTAAGAATTGTTTAGCAGTTGCTGTGGCGTTCTTAATTGCATCATAAGAAATTTCAAAACGAACATAATCGTCAATCATTACTACTGTAACTACATCGCCTTCTTTAAATGTGTATTGAGTGTAGTCTGGTTGACCTTCAGGACGTCTACCATCAGATAGAGTTTCAAACCCACCATTAATAACTAAACCAAATCTTTGAGTTTTAATATCAGTAGGAGCAGCTCCTTTATAAACATCTACGTTTCTTGCTCCGAATGTTGCATCTAATTCTTCTAATGTTAATACTGAACCAGCTGCTAATTCTTGCCCTGCTGGAACAGTGGCAGTGAACACTAAGTGGTCAGGCACACGAGTAATTGGTGCACAATAAAATTGTTTGATAGCCATATATATTTCCTCCTAATTATTTACCTTTTCTATATTTTTTAGCTAAACTTTCTAATGGGTCTTGACTTTTTTGAGCCATTGATGAATTATCAATAGGCATAAATGAGAATTTTTTAGTTTCATCTCTTTCTTCAATTGCCTTTTTAGCATTTTTTGCTACAGCAGCATATACTTTTAGTGAGAATTTTTCTTCATCTAATTCACCGCAACCAAATTTAGCAATTTCATCCTTAAATTCTTCAACCTCATCGCCTAGACACCCAGCATATTCTTGTACTAAGGCGTTCATAGCCTCAACGCTTTTAGCGTGTTCGAATTCTTTTAATTTGTTTTCAAGAATAGCATATTTCTTTTCCCAATAATCTTTGTCGGCATCGACATCATCTTCTAATCCTTCTTCGCCTTTATCATGGGGTTCGATTTTATTCTTTTTAACATTCTTTTCTTCTTTTTCTTTGACATCATCTACTTGTGCTTCCGCATCATCTCTAATTTCTTCGATGTCTTTATTATCCTTATCAAGTTTGTTCTTGATTTCTTCTGTCATAGAAGTATCCTCCTTTTCCTTATCTAATCCTAATTTTTTGTAGATACTTTCTACTTTATTAACCACTTTGGTATCACCCTCAGCTTTAGCATAACCCAAAGCAGAAGATAATCCCCCGCGATTATAAACAGCAGTATCTCCAACAATTTCCATGACTGGATATTTTAATTTAGAACTTGGGCTTTCTTCCCACCCTTGTTCAACAAGCAAATAAACATCTTTAACTAATGTCTTATAGTTTTTAGCACCTAAAACTTTGTTTCTAAGTACTGTTTTGTCTACGTCTCCCCAACTAGCATCAGACATCTCTTCGCTTGATTTATTAACCTTTATTGCTTTTTCTTTGCCTAAATCTTCCTTTTTGGCAAATAAAGAACTTTCAATAAATTCTTTCATTTTATTACCTCCATAAAGACTATAAATATCTTTGTCTTTATGTTCTTCCATACTATTTTCAATTTCAACCAATTTACTATGAGATATATAAGAATTATAAACAATGTCTTTAACGTCACTAAGAACCAAATCAATATCTTTACTTATTGACTTATTATTGATTAAATATTGGTTCATATTATCATTAATATTGTTTTTTAATTCTAAAGGTAATTTATATTTTGTATTTTTAGAAAATCTCAAATAAGTATTGTTATAATCATCATATGAATATCTAATGACATTCATTTCAGACCCCTCTATGCCCTCTAGTACATCCCTACCTAATAGAGCAATTCCTCTTAATTTCATTTTATTGATTTTTAGAATACCGTCATCTTGTTGCCAACCATCTAAAACAACAATTTCAATACTTATTTTTAAACTACCATCACGTTTTTCGATAATACGCATTAAAGTAGGAAGATATACTTTGTGAATTACACCTATTACTCGAACATAAGTAAGCCCATTTCTTTCTACATATTCAATAGGAGTTAGATATGGAACATGACCAGCAATTAACATTGTAGCATCGCCATCTCTTGCGTGTTCTAACACATCTGTACTCATGTTTGGCATTGTACTATTATTTAATCGATAGATAATAGGCTTGTCTCTAAATGTTTCTTTAGAACACTCAATACAATCTTTGTCAATATCAGTTTTGTTTCTATTCACGCCCAAATGACACAAATCCAACGAAACTAAACAAGTATCTTTATCTTCTTCTATAACACTTAAATAGTCTAATGAAAATTCTAAATTCATTTTATTTACTTTTTTCATTATTACTCACCCCTTTCTGATTGTTTTCTCAATCCCCACTCCTTTAAGAGTTTAGAAAGGCTTTCACATTCTACATATTTATATACTACTTTGCCATTTTTAGCTATAAAATCGCCTACTGGCAATACATTGTTTTGTTCTAAAAATTTACACAAAGGTATAGAGCCACATTTAAAATATTTAATCTTAAATCTATCTTCGGTTTCTTGGGTATTAATAATTCTCACTAATCATCACCACCATCAAACACAAAGAATTTATCACACATATAATCAAATGTAAACCAATCATCATTCTTGATTGCATTAGCCTTATCTACCAATAATATAGATTGTTCCATAAATTTATTAAACGTTCTCATAAAACTGTCTAATTCTTTAGAGACGTTATAATCACCATGTTCATTTGCTATTTTTATAGCTTGAACCAACATATTATAAGTATCTTCGTGATATTTTAAATTCTTATAGAAAAATTCTCTTGGGCTATTATAATCTGAGTCATCTAACGGTGTTGGCAAATATTTTGTAGTTACATTATACATAGATTGAATATGTGAGATAGTATCGCTCCATGCGATAGGAAATAAATGTGCAAATCCTTCATGAAAGATTTTTTCAAAATTATTCATAGCATATTTAACATTTAATACAGATAATCCTCTATCCCATATTCTATTTAAAATAAATCCTTGTTGAACCAATTTATCTAACATATCATTTGTTTCTTCGCTAATTAACATTTAACTCACTCCTTTCTATTCTTGACCTCTGCTATCTCTGGTTGCTATCCCCTCATCGCTTAAACTCATGGTATCCATTTTATCTCTTCCGCTTGTTATATTAGCGTTTTTAGATGCTTGGAATTGCGATGTTAAAGGTTGCATTGCGCTCTTTAATCCAAAAGCATTTTCCAACAATGTTAATCCTTCTAATTCATGAGGCAAATAACCAGCTGCACTAGCAAGATGTTGAATTGGAAAGTTCGCAGAAGTTGTTAATTTTAATGCTGTATTGATTTCTTCGTCTCTTTCTAAATCATTTCCACTAAACTTTGTTACCCAAGAGTATGTCTTGGTAGCATTTGAAATTTGCCAATCCATCATCAGCTCAAATTGTGGATACAACGCCTTAGCTACATACAAATAATCCTTTCTAGCATTAATTGTTATTGCTTTTGCGGATTTTGTATCATCATCGCCAAAGAACGTTCCAGTTGTACCAGCTCCTGCATAAAACGTATCGTTTGACAAACTAACAATATTATCTAAGTTAGATGCTTGAGCAGTTGATACATCATCTATGTCAAATGGCGATGCAAACATAGTCATATTGCTTGGCAAAGTGGATTGTATCACTTCTACAATATCAGCAGCCTCTTCATAAGGCATAATCATTTCATCAGTATTCTTTTTTTGTGGAATTTTACCCCATAATACTTTCCATAATTCTAAAGCAGATTTATCTTTTAGCAATTGTCTGTATGAAAGTATGTCTAAAGCACTACCAAAGGTATTACTTAGTGGCGGTATCTTTAAAGCTTTATTAGGGTCAAATGTCAATACGAATGTTTCATTAGGGTCTAATGCCAAGTATTGATATGGAGCTAAGGCTTTGCCATCTAAACCCTCTTTTCTTTTTTGATTAAATAACTTGTATTGGTTATAAAGATTAGGAATTATATTAGGAATATAAGCCATTCTATCAAAATAAGCCAAATCTAATGAAGCAGTCCAACCATAAGCCCACTTTGATGTAATTATACACCAATCAGTAGGTAATTGTAAAAAGTTTATATCATTTTCAGTTTTTTCTATATGCCAAATGGAAACGCCATCTTGCATAGTTGCTAATGCCATACTTCTAAATCTTTGTTTTGGTTTGGCTTTTGCAATAACATCACTTGCAACTCTATAACTATTTTGATATGATTTTTGTGACGAGTTGCTAATTTGAGTGCTGTTTCCTGGCAATAGCATACAATTAAAACTTAATATATCAGCAAAATAATGAACAAAGCGATTATATTGACCAACTGCATATTCCAAATATTGTGATAGCGCTCTTAACTTTCTATCATTGTATTGAGGTGCTAATAACCACGCTTCAATATCATCGCTAGTAGCTTCTGCAGGATTAAAATTCATATCTTGCAAAAATCTTTCTTCTAAATAAGGTTGAGAGACACCATTATGAGCCGACAAAGTAGCTAACATTTGCGCTTGCTCTACGCTTCTTTTTAAAGATTGAGCATAGGCATGAATACTTTCACTAAATTCTTGTGAAGTAATCGATTTTTGACTATTGTTTTGTGGCTTATTAATCTTTATTGGCTTTTGTTTATTTTTATAATTTCTATTAGCCATTGTGTCCTCCTTTCTATCTAAATTTAAACCCTGCTTTGCGTTTTGTGCTAGAGTGAGTTTTCATAACTTCTTTAAATTTTTGAGCAGAATATGAATTATTTCCACCCTTTAATTTTCGTATTTCCTTTAAGGATATAAAATAGTTACCGTAAGAAATAGAAGAATATCTATCCTTACGACCATTAGTTGGTTCAATTAATCTAATGTTAATGCCAATTATTTCCATACTTAGATTAATACACTCCTCTATTAATTCTGATGTTTGAACATAGGGAGCAAGTTTAAAAGCCCTATAGTTTGGATTGTTATTATTTCTAAATAAAGAATCTTTTGATGTTAAAATATCTATCGCTCTTTGTTCATTAACCAAAAATGATATACTATTATTATCTAGTTGTTTTTTAAAATCTACAGCAATTTTACTATTTAAAGATAAAGACCCTTGAACTGGAAAGATTATAGGCAACGCCCCACTTTCGACTGTTCTATCTCTTAAATCACTTATGGTTTCTTTATTTAAAACGTGTAATTTATCATCGTCTATAATAGTCCAAGCAGGATAAATCTCACCAGTAATGTCATCAATAATTTCTTTTGTTAATTCATCATAAACTGTAATACCAGCATTTTGGGTATCAATAACCAAATAATCAGCACCATATTCATAATATAATTGCTTAATTCTTAATGCTTGTTGAGATGCTGTCGCACCATTATGACTTTCGATATAGTCAATCTCTCTTTTATATCTCACCCCATCAAAATCACCCTCAATGCAACCTATAATAGTATTATCGTTCTTCTTACCCCTTTTTGTGGCAATATCAATTGTAACTATTCTAATACTATCATCGCTTCTCTTTTTGTTGTATGGGTTGTCAATATGCCTCTTTCCAACTATCTCAATGCTATCATACGGATAAAATGGCTCTCTAATCCTTCTATTATTATCCATATCATCTAATTTAAAATAGGAGTCACCAGATTCACCTATCATGCTATTCTCATACTCCATTTTAAATGTTAAATCATCCATTGTACTTTTTTCACCAAAAATATCTTCAGGTGTTTTCAATTGATGCTCCAACGCTAAATACATATCAAAAGCTACAAGACAACGCTTTTTACCATTAAACATATCAGTAGACGTTTCAATAATTTGTTTCCACATCCAATTGCTTTTCCAATAAGCAGAAGATATATATATTTTTTTAGATTGCTCAGCTTGTAAGTTTTTGTATTTACTCAACAACGTATATGGCGGTTTTCTAGGAACATTAAAAGGAATAATTACGGAGTCGACAATTCCTTTATTTAAGGTTCTAAACTCTTCTAATAATATTAGATTAGAACGCAAACCACGAGAATTATCATTGGATGCTGTTACTATAATCGAAGAACCATTTCTAAACTTAACTTCATATTCGTTATTACCCGTTGTAACTTTAAGTATCTCTCTACGCAAATTGGGAGACATTCTCATTAATTCTTTTTCTATCTTCTCAGTAATGATTAATCCAGCTTGTGATAATTTGGATGCAACGATAACAATCCTAGCCCCAGGATATAATATTGCATAACAACAAACAAATAACGCAGTTAAAAAACTCTTTCCTATGGCACGAGCAGCTATCCATACGAATACATTATTCGTCATCATTAGGTGTAATACGAGTTTTTGGAATGGAAATAACTTTATTCTCAAATAATGTTCAGCAAATAATTCTACGTTTCTTCTGTAAAAGGTAATCCAATGCCTTAGCCTTTCGATGGTTTCCTTGTTGTTTCTTTCATATAAAGATATTTTATTCTTATTCGATGCCATTTTTTTAGATAAAACCATACCTATTCACCTTCGGCTTCATTATAAGAAATTTCCATATCGTTTTCAAAACTACCATTAATTTCATCTTCGTTATAGTTAATATTTGGAAAATCTCTATGACCAAATAATAAGTTCTTTATAGGTCTAACAATGTGTAAATTAAAATATTTTTCAAATCCTTGATGGTCTTTGTAAAGGTTTCTATCTGAGAAGAATTCAGCTGGCATATTTTGTTCAATGTCATCAATCCATTTCCCAAATGTCTTATTCCCCTCATTTGCTTCTTTGTTTTTCTTTAAAGTGGCAGGGTCTAATCCCATATCCTTTATAATAGATGATTTTTGTTTCATTAGTGACTCAGTAGGTTTTCCATTCGATATTACAGATTTCTCAATACTTAATTCTACTCTACATAAATCTCTAATATAAGATATGCTTATAACATCATCTAATGGAACGCCATCGCACCATTTTTTATATAATTGATTTAACCTTTTATAATCTTCGGCAGAGTATCCTCCGCCCCAAACTTCCATATTCTCTTTTTCAACAGTAACTAAAGGAACATCTTCGACAGACCCTCTATTTTCATCACTATTGTAAAAATTTAATCCTCTATATTGTGTCGCACTATTGACAAAACGAATGTATTCTGGTAAGATTTGTTCTTCGCTCCACTCTTTTTCCACTGCTTTGTCAATAATTGAATCTACTAAATTTTTATCATAATAAACATCTAACAAACCGCACAATCTAAATATCGCTCTATGCACACTATCATACTCTTTTACCATTTGAGCATACATCTTCTTAGTACAATCTTTACAAATTGGCATAATACAAAAGGCGTTAGAACGAGATTTATAAAATTTAGACTCATCTAATTCTTCTTTGCAATGAAAACAACGCCATTTTTCTTTTTGTGGCTTCGTATTAATTAATTTCTTTTTTGAACTAACAGCCATCTAAAATGACCTCCTTTCACCAAAATATTCTTACAATTTTATGTATTACGAGAAGTACAAAACTTCTCGTATAATTAAAAGGGAAGTGATATCATAAAGGACTTTCATCATAGAACAAGTCCTTGGAAATAATGAATTTATTATTAATAATAAAATCTTGCACTCCATTAGAGACCACACTATGAGTATTACTCTTACAAATCAAATAATATTCACAATATGGATTTATACTTTTCCCAAATATATCAATGTTATTTTCGGTTAAACGCACTTTATTATGGTGCATAATCATATACTCCCATTTGATTTTCTAATTCTATAGATAACTCTCTATATTTATTATATTGTTTAGAATAATACTCGGCATCGCTTTTAACCTTATCCAATTCATTTTGAGATTGTTGTAACTCTTGTGCCAAAATATTATTATCATATCTAATCTTGGTGTAACTTATACCAAGTAATAAAGATAGCAACGCTAGAAATATCAATATTTTTATTTCTAGTTCTTTTTTAATCATAGTTAGATACCCATTAAACTAAAGAAGGTATTTCTTCCAGCGATACCATCTGGATTCAATCCGTGGTCACGTTGATATTGCTTAACACACGCTTCTAAGCCACTGCCAAATTGACCAGGGCACTCAACCCCATTAGGATTATACCCATGACACATTAAAGCAATCTCTAAAGCAGTTACCATATATTGTTTTTCACCACGTTTAACATAGTGGCTTCCAAAAGCCTTTTTAGATTTTGTTTGGAAGTATCCATCTGGGTCAAGACCTTTACCATAATCTAAATTAATGGCGTGTTGAACACAACGTCTAACATTTCTCATAGTATCAGAACCTTTAATACCATCAGTTGCAATGGTATGCCCTGTAAAGTTAATAGAATGTTGTTGCCCTGCTCTAATTAACTCATTTCCGCTAGGTTGTGGCTTTGTTTGAGTGTTTTGGGTAGCTTGACTACCACCACCATTATTTACGTCTACAATAGCGTTAAAAATAGCCTGAGCGATTGCTTCAGCACCAAGTGACTTATAATGATTTGCATCATCTGTATCAACGAAACATACTTCGATTAACATAGATTTAGCTTTTGTCTTTTTGATTACATATAATCCATTACCAGCTTTTACGCCCCGATTTTTAAATCCTAAATTTGAAATATTTTGACAAACTTCTAATGCGTCGGCAAATTGTCTACCATTATAAGTATAAACTTCTACTCCTCTGCCACCACCAGCATTAAAATGAATAGAAATAAAATAATCTAAGTCTGTTCTATTTGCCATACTAACAATTTGACTTAAACAAGCCTTTTGACTAGACGCCTTATCGACAGTACAATTTACTACGTTGTGTCCTGCTGCTCTTAACATTCTAGCCAAGGGGTCAAAGACTGCTCTAGTTTCATTGCTTTCACTAATAACGCCATTTGCTCCGCTTCCAGGTCCTGTCTTTGTATGACCTGCATTTAATCCAATATTCATGTTATTACCACTGCCTTTCTTTTTTATATATTGATAGAATATTTATTTTCTACCAATACTCATCATTTTTTAAACTTGTTTATTATCTACTTTTTCACTAACTAATGTAATTAAATTTCTTACTAATTCAAAGCCACCAGTAGCCATTACTCCAACAAAAGCACCAATTACAGCTTTCTCAATTGAGGTGTAAATACAATAATAAGAAACACAACCAACTATAGCCAAAATAGTAGGGATTAATTTATTATTTACCCAATCTAATCCAACCCATAGTTTAATTAAAAAACCTAACATTACACAACCTAAAAATACATAAGGGTTAATCATTTCTAAAATAATACTTGTATCCATATCTTTTCCTCCTTATATCTTTTATGGAAATTTAAAAAGGAAGGAATGACCTTCCAAAAATAATAGAGGGAGCGACCCTCCACAATATACTCGGGCTCACCACCCTAATATATAATCAACAAGGGCGTAAAGCCATAATTATTATCGTTGATTAACTTTATAAAAAAACATTAATTACTACATATTGATGACGTGCTTTCGACCCACCATCAATATAAAACACTTGAATTTGGTATTATCATAATTCAAGTTGTTACAACTCTATTTTAAATTAATAACTCTAAGATATTCGCTTACATTTTCCTTTGATACGATTATTAGGTTTTGACTTGGTGTCGAAGAAAATCTAAATTTCTTGGCATGGGCGTCTGTTCCGCTTAATGTACCATTTTCAATAGTTCTTCTTTCATTGTTTTCACTTAATGCAGGAGAATGTCTATGACCTAGTATATGTAAGTCAAAATCTCTATGAATTAGGCTTGACAAAGTATTTACTGAGTTTTTAGGATTGTCATTATGACCATGAGTAGCAATTATATTATGATTATATACTTTAAAAGTAGCATATTCTTCATCTAGTTCGTTATCTAATATCTTGACATTGTCAACATTTTCAAATCTATTTCTTAAATGCCAATCAATTAATCTTGTAAAATTCTCGCCATCCAAAGACTCTTTTTTATTTGGAACAACCCTAGAATGATTGTCAAGCGTAGAATAATATCTAATATTAATTCCTGTTTGACTAATATTATAAATTAACTCTGCTATCATTTCTGAAACTTCCATAACTTGTTCCATGACGTCTTTCACATTTTCCAATCTAATTGTAGGGTGAATTATACCACTACATAAATCATTAAGATTAAGAATAACCAATTCATCTAATTTAAACATATTAATATCTTTTACTACTGCCTCATATATCTTTGACACTCTCTTTTTAGCAATTTGTGGATTAAATTTATTAATATGATTATTAATTTCAATTCCGTAATGCCAATCAGATAAACACAATATTCCTTTATACATACCTTGTGTATTTTCTTTACTTTCAAAATTACTAGGTGTCAAAAAAGGTTTTGCGTCTTTCATTACCAAAGCATATTCTCTCGCAAAGTCAAACGCTTGCTCATATCGAGCATCTTGAACCTTTATTCTTCTCAATAATCTTTTTTCGTCATTGATTTTTACTCTTTCTTTTTCTAACTTAATTGTAGAGCGTATAATCGCCTCTCGAGTTTTGCTAGGAGATGTTTCAATGACTTCATTTTCCAAATCATTAATCATCATTTTACAACCGTAATACTCTCTACGAGCTACATCTTCGCTATGTCTTATATTAAATACTAGCTCCATCCAATCAGCATGACTACCTTTGAATAATCCATCTTTTCTCATTTGAACCATTCTTTTAATATAGTCAAAACGACTTTCATTTTTCCCTTGAAAATAGTTCTTACTCATCTTCTTCATTTGGTTCACCCATCGAATTAGTTAGTCTTTCTTTTAAGTTTCCCCCTTGTTTAAATAGCATTGCTTTAAAACCAGGTACGATAACTTCATTTTTATTTAAGTCTAATCCCCTGCGTGGAGATTTATCCACTGTATAAAATTTACCAAATCCAGAGAACATAATTGTATTTCCTTGCTCTATAGCCTCTACAATAGTTTCTAAAAACACATCGGTAATCCATTTACTATCGCCTATTGTGGTGTTTAAATTTTCAGCTAATCTTCTTGAAAAATCTTCTTTGTTTAGTTTCATACAACCCTTCCTTTCTACAAACAAATTGACAAAATATTATTGGAAAATGTATAAATTCCAAAAATGAATGTTTATTATAGTATATTCATAATATACTCAACGAGCAAAAATATGCTCGCCAAGTATCATGAAGTTATTTTCTTTTTCCCCAATCAATTTCACCATAAAATTTCATAAAATTGTTGTCTTTTAATACATAGTCAGGATTGTTATTATTTAAACTATAATTTATTCTTAACTTTCTGGTATACTTTTGAATGTAGTCTTTCCACTTTTGTATTTCTTCCAAGTCTTCGACATATCCAATTTCTAACAACTCTTTTAGTTGTCTATTATAAACATTATTAACATTTAAACCACCCCATTCAGAAAGTATTCTAATATTAACATCAAAATCACCATTCTCGTTTGCAAACGCCTTGGCATAACATAATATTAATAAAGCTAATTTCCTAGTTGATTTTTTGGTACTTTGTGTTTTAATATATTCTATATCACTCTTAGATATATTCACTACACCATTATGATTTTCAATAGACACATATTTTTCAAGAACTTCTCTAATTAAATGTTTGACGCTCAATTTTATATATAATCCATATTTGTTAGCCCAAGTAAAAATTAACTTTCTTATTTCAACTTCATCGCTAACCCCCAAACCATAATAATATCTAATAAGCAAAGTGCAATAATATCTCATGTGATAAGCGTTTAAATCAACTCCATTTAATATATCATTGACTTTTAGTTTTTCGTTTGTCATCTTTACACCTCGCTTTTAATCTCTTTTAATGAATATCTCTCTCCTAATATTTCAATTTCTCCATTATCATCCAAGCATGGTATACTATGATTAACTTGTTCTATATTGTTAGGCAACCAATCTCCAACAACCGCCCATAAAATCTTTTTACTTTTCTTTGGATACTTTTCATAACATAATTTAACAATGCAATTTACAATCAATTTCTTATTGTTTGTAATTTTCAATAATTTATTCTTATAATCTTCATAATAATAAGCCCAATCAACTTGATATTCTTTTGCAAATTTTTTATTAACATTTAAGTAGTTGTCTTGAATATATTCTTTTGCCTTTTCATATTTTTGCAAATTCTTAATCTCTTTAATAGTTAAATTGTTTTTATCTTTAATTTGTTTTATTCTATTGTCACCATAAGTATTTAAACTGCGTTGTTCAATAATTAGATTTTTAGATAGATTTACAAATTCTAAATAAATTTTCTCAATTTTATCAAAAATATCTTGATTATCTTCGATATTATTGTCTATCATAATAGTATAATCAAAATCATCGTAAGTTCTTGTATATTTTATTTTTCTTTCCCAATTTTCTATTTTAAAACACATTGCGTTCATATTACTTCTATACTTATTAAAATCTTTTAATGTAGCATAATATGGACTTCTATATTTCATAAAATATGGTATTGGTCTTGCATACTTGGCAATTGCCTTCGGTAAATTAAATCTAACTCCAGTTTTTGATGCATCTACTTCTTTTCCAACAAAAATACTCAACGTAGAAATATAATCATCGTGTATCTTTTTTGTTTTTGATGTTTTTTTCATCTTATTATGATAGCAACTACTGTAATTTGAATATTCTCCAATTCTATTACTAGAGTTGTTAATTATTAATTTTTCGATATTATCAATGTTATAATAGTCTGGTTCTACAGTTATTTTATCTTGAACATCGATTGTTACTGGAATTGACATATCAACACCTTTAATCATTGTCGGTTCATCTAATACAAATAGAAGGTCTCCGTCAAAATCGCATCCATTTAATCTAGCCATATGCGGACTATTACAATCTATCATACAAACATTTTGTAAATGGCTCAAATATTTTTCAATTAATTCATTTGACCTATATGTTACAACATCGTGTTCTGAACTACAAATATGTGGATTTCTTGTAATCAAATATTCCTTGCCGACATCGTATCCACATTTTCCCCTAGTCCAAAACTCTTGAAACCCTAAACAACCCTTTGGTTCTAATCCCCCTATGTGTTCCATAAATAAGATTAGGTCAGGAACTGCAAATTTAAAACAACCTTTTAAATACAATTTCCCACACTTAGCATCATTTATATTCCCTTTAAGTAAATTTATAACATGGTTTACCACGCCCTCTTGTTTTAGCATTTGTGGGTTTTTGACAATGGCTTTAATATAATTACTACTAAGTTTATACCTATCTCCACAAATTCCTAAAAATGTTTTGACATATGCCTCATCACCATCAATAATTTTTTGAAAGTATTTCAAAGTTTTATCTCCAAGTTTTTCAAAATCCTCAAATGATAAATCTAAATCTTGCAAGATTTGATAATTAGCTTTAGTATAAATCTTTTCATCTCTTTCATTAAAGTTATATTTAGCAATACCAAAAACATGGTCGTATTCTTCTAGCTTAGATAAATAGTATTCCCAATCTCTATAATCATTATAATATTTAAAATAATTAAATCCTTTATACATGGACTTATCCATAATAATCATTGGTTCATAAACACTATGTTTAACGCCCCAAATATCTTCTATCCATTCTACTCCATGGTCAACAAAAAACTTTGTATAATCAACCTTATGAATACAACCTTTCATATAACAAGCTCTAACAATCATTGTATTAATATCTTTTGGCAATTCCAACTCTTTGGCTATCTCTTCAACTACCAAAGGGTGAACTATTCCCATACCATCAAAGCAATCTATTTCTATATCTCTAGTTTCTTCTTCTATCACCTTTTTAGTATATTCAATAATTTCTCCATTTTCATTTTCGAAACTATCTTGTCTATCGTGTAAACATTTTATTTTTACATTTTTTATAGTTTTGTCTAATCCCTTTGTGATAATTATCTTAGGCATATAACTCTCCAACATGTGACACCCTGTCAACATCAATCCCCTATATGCTGATAACTTGCTCACTACGGTTTTATCAATTCTATTATCCATAGATATTCTTTTATCTAATTCTTGTGCGATAGTTTTATCAACAAAACTTAATTTTCCAGTTCTGCTCATAGAACCACTGCGTTCGCTCAATACGAATTCTTGGTCATTAAATCTAAAACCATTTCTAACTATCGACTTTAAGTCATCAGCTTTAGTTCCTCCATCAAATTCTACAAAAGCGATATATTTATTCATTTTATCATTTGTGTTTGTAATCAATCTAATTTGTCTAAACTCTTGATTATCACTAGTATATTTCAAATGATTTTTGATATATTGATTATCACCAATTATCATAAAGTTCTCTTCAATAATTTCCTTTAAATTAAAATTTAAAACCTTATATAATTTTGGAGACTTCATTCATAATCACCACAACTTCCTATTTTTTCTTAAAATTTCTTTTAATTCCTTATAATTTCTTTTATTTTCAATTTATTTTAGAAATTATAATCATCACGAAAATCTTCTATTTGTTTGCGATACCAAAAATCACATTCCTCAATAGATAGTCTTTCTCTAACACTTTTAGAGCCATATCTATTATAAGACATCTCTGACCATTCTGCTCCCCCCTCTTCATCATTTAAACAATCATCATAAATAATTTTATTTTCCATTATATTTTATTTCCTCCTGTAATTCATATGATTTGCTTAATTATAGTATATCATATAGCACCTCTTTTGTAAATACTTTTTTACTATTTCTTTTGATTATTTAATCGTACAAATTTATTTAATAAATCATATTGATTAGATAAAAAGCAATGGTCATACATAAAAGCCTTGTCATTATTTTCAGACAATAAAATCATACCCTTGCTATTGGTTCTATTGTATTTATTTTTAATAGTATCTTTTAATGTTGAAATAAATATGTTATTTAATCTTCTTCTATCTAACACTTTGTTCTTTAATTTTTCTTTATCAAAAATTTCAATTTCATACGCCTTACAATGACCATCACAATCAAATCTATTATTTATCTCTTCGCTAATCTTATCATAAAAACTTTCTTTGATATTATTAGGCTTATACATAATATCAACCTCTTTCTCCAATCCAAATTCAACCAAAACTTGATTATAAATATCTTTGATAATTAACTCTTCCTCAATGTCAACTTCTCTAAATGTTGGCAACTTATAAAATTCATGATTGTCATATCTCAATAAATAAGTATCTCTCTTTATCAAGCAATCATTGGATAGTTTTTTAAACACATAATCAAGAGTTGATGAAATTCTCCCCAATACAATTTTATTGAACTCATTATAATTGAATTGATTTGAATTTATCTTTTCTAATTCATCATTGTTTAACTTCATTCCAAATTTATCATTAATCATACCAACATCTTTTAATAATTTACTTTTTGTTAAAACGACCTTATCTTCATTATACTTGTTTAAAATGCAACATATATTATTATATAATAAGTTGCTAAGACCATTTTCTCTTTTCTCTTTGTTCAATTTTTTCTTTCGCTCTTTTTCTAATTTCTTTTGTTCTCTTAATTTTCTTCTTTCTTCCTTCTCTTTTTCTAATTTCTCTTTCTCTTTTCTTTTTATTTCTCTTTCCTTTTGTTTTATTTCTTTTTCTAATTTCTTTTGTTCTCTTAATTTTCTTCTTTCTTCTTTTTTTTGTTCCTTCTCTTTTTTCTCTAAATCTTTTTTTCTTTGGGTTTCTTTTTTTCTATTTTCTATTTTATTTCTTTTTGCATCATTTAATGCTTGTTTTAATTTATTTGTTTTTTCTTGTGTATAAACATCATTGATTATAAACTTTACGCCGTCTTTGCTATAATCAAAATATAATCTCCACTTATCTAATTGTATAATCTTGCTTTTGCCACCCACGTAAGGCTCTTCTAATATTTCACACATTGTTTTATAATTTTTAATAACTTGACCATTGTTTAGTTTATTCAAATTCATTTTAGCAATCACCCCTTTATGATTTTGGCTTGTTGTTATTATCTAAACTCAATACAATAAATGTAAGACACACTACTGCTATCATAGATAATAAAATATTTCCATACCTCCAAATTAAAGAGCCAATAACAAATACCACATACATTGATATTACAACATTGTATTTTTTCATTATAATCACCCCTTACGATACTAAAGAGCAATTATAATCGTTATTGTTCGTGGTTTCAGTAGTATCTAATAAATATACCACTTCATCTTTGTTTAAAACACTAACTAAGAAATCCACATCTTCAATATGAAAATAATTATCACGCTTATGAACTATCCACCCATCGTAAGGGTCAACATAACTGTCATTTTCATCTTTTGTCATAATTAGATTTAAATTTTCATGGTGAACCAATTCGCTTAAATCAACATCATTAACATCTTGCAATCCTAATGTATCAACTAAATCTTGCTGTAAAATATCTAAATCATACGCTTGATAGAAATAATAGCAATTATCTTTATCAACCATAGCAACATTATTCACAACAATATTTTTACCGTTTTTTAATTCTGCCAAATAAGAATGTCCTACTTTAACTTCTTCAAATCTCAAATCTTTATTATTCATTTTTATATTCCTCTTTCTTTTATTTATTTTTTACGTATTTAACTTCACAAAACTCATGACAACATTCACATTGAGTTATATATAAGTTTTGCTCTAATGGGTGAAAATCAAATATACTCTTATCTAATTCATACACCTTTGAAAAACCTTTTATGCTCTCGCTCCCCAATCTACCTACCCACATAGGTGTATGCATCACATTTCCACAATGGGGGCATAAATAAAATCCATAGCTATGCCTCTTTATCTCTAATAGCTTCTTCATTTGTTATCGCCTCTTCTAATTTGTGCATCGCTCCAATTCGAGAGTATCCCCACCCCCAAATATGTGGGTGTTTTGTTAAATAAGCAATCCATATATCTTCTACTTGTGCATTGCTTGAAAAATACAAACCGCATACCCCATTATGAGTATCTACAATATTAACTTCTTCTCTTCTTTCTCCGCTTACAATAGTAATATTTTCAGTATCTAAAACATCATCGCTTGGAAAAGAACAATCATGATTACTAGCAATCTTATTCTTTTGTTTTGTATGTGTCATTGCATCATCGCACATTTTCTCCAAGGCATTATTCACTATCTCCTGCACCCTTTCATTATATTCAATATTTTCTTTAGTTGATTTTTTTATCGCTCCCATATATCATTATCCTTTCATAGTTGTTTAATCGTTCTTTATAAAACATATAAATCATTAATAAAATCATTGATTGTATTGTAATAAACTTTATTAATTACTACTTTGTTTACATATGTTATTTGCACAAGTTTATTACAATCAAAACTTAATTGCACCTCATCATTATTATCATTTATGAAATATAACAAATCAACAATATCACCAATGTCATTAATGCTCTTATATTTTACTTCATCAAATTGTTTAAGATAATACTCTTGTAATGCCCTTAATAACTTTTTCTTGTCTTTGTCTCTTTTCCATTCCTTTAATTGTGCCATAGCTTTTTGTTGTATGATAACACAATTGCAGTGTCTTGAGTTATCATAATTTATATCATATGGTGTATCTCCATCATTATAAGAACCTAGAATACATAACACATGGTCTATACACCTGTCTCTATACTTTTTATAATATTTACACTCACCACAAGTATTAGGCGCATCAAGTGTATTTGTATTTGATAATTTATTCATATACACATATCTCCTTTCATTAAGATTTGAATTACAATTAAATAATAACATATACATATTAACATTGCAATACCAATAATGAAATTTATTGCGATATTTTCATTTGACGTTGCATGATTGTTTCACTAGCGTGAAATGCTTATACAATTGATTAGATATTGCAATGTTCATTAATAAATCATTATGTATTGAAAAAGAATATAATGGCAACATGAAATGTTGCACCAAGCGAGACTTTGTCGAGTGCGGTAGGCGTAGCTTTCAATGCGTATCAAATATTTAATCAATTATATTTATCTAATGCACAAGTTTTCTTTTTGCAATGGTAATAATTCTCTTGCATAGGTGAAATGGGGTCGTTAAATTAATCAATACGTATTGAAAGCAATTCGCAACCAAGAAAGCATTGCATGGGTATTAGTTTATTTGTCTTTATATAATACTCATTTCACTTCGTTCAATTTCGTTGCTTGGGCGTTCACTTCGTTCACTTGCTCTCACATTCGTTCGAGTAGTATATTTATTTTTTGTCACTTGTGATGGGTTGATAGATTGAGTTTTATAAGTTTTTGATAGTCAGTGTATATATATATTATATAGTTATATACAGCAACCATCAAAATTAATCAAATTGACATAAAATTGCATTAAGTAGGTTACAATTTTTATTATTATGCCTTTTATGCACGTTTATATATAGTAAATCAATCATATTATCATATATGAAATTAATCAATTTACAAATCACACTTATTTATCGCATATATCATAAATTACAATCATATAGGTACTATTTTCCAACCAATTGCATATACATAGTAGTATAAGAACATTAATTTATGCGATTATCAAGCAATACGGTAACAACTATATATGAATGATATGTCATAAACGGGATATATGGTTAAATTAAGCCATGAATAATATAGCGTATATGAATACGTTGAATTTTAAGCATAGAATAGCATGATGCTACGAACACACGAAAATGACACTATACGTATGTGATAAGTACAAGCACCATCCTATTAAATAAATTAGTGATTATATTTTCAAATATGCCCCCACATATGCTTGTTTACACCACGCCCCCCATGTTTTATACAACCTAATACATATTAGATTGTATTTTTTAAATAAAAAGAAATATAATTTTAAATTTTAAATAACAATTTTATATTTGCAATTGCGATATATCCAATCCAACGATGAGTGTACTTATATCTTTTTAAAAAATACTTACCACAACAATAACTCCACCATACACACCCTACTATCCACACCGACCCACACCACACCAACCTATCTTATACCCTTACTTACTCCAAACCTTACCCAAACACCATACAAGAGCATTACACTACATTACACGCACCAAATACACTACCTAATACATTTCACCCTACACCAACAAACACACACTACAAGCCTTGTATAAGCCTTATGCCACACTATGCAATATTAACACATTAACACACAAATAATATATATTTATAATCTTATAACACTACACCATACCATATAAGCAACATATAAGCCCATACACGCATAAACAATAAAACTATATCTATTATACCTAACTACCACAAACAACGCTTAAACAAGCAATACAAGCCTTACAATGAATGATACACCTAAACAACATACTAATATAAGTATAAACAATAATCTATATAC